ACTCTTGGAACCGTTGAATCTGCTTGTTAAACGTGATGGGAAGGTCGCCTATCTCGCCTTCCTTGTTCTTGCTTAGCCGGAACAGGTACTTGTCTGGGTTGTCGCCGGACAGAAGGATGATTGCATCTGCGTCCTGTTCAATCTGTCCACTCTCTCGCAAGTCGGAGTTGGTAGGCGTTGCTCCGGGCTTGGATGGGTTTCGATTGAGCTGTGCAAGAGCCACCACGACAATGCCTGTGGTCTGCGCCAGCTCGTGCAGAGCGATGGATATGGCCGTAATGGCGGCATATCTGTCTTTTGCGCCTGTTTCGTGGATGAGTTGAAGATAATCTACGAATATGACTTGAGCCTTTTTACGGAGAGCCTGAGCCTTCATCCACGCCACGTTCTTTCCAGCAGCGGAGCGGATATATAATGGCATTTTCATGTTCTTTGCCTGTCCGTCAATCTCATTCAAGCTGACCGCCTTATTTTTCACCGTGTCCAGAGGGCAGTATATTTGATTAGCCATCAGACGCGCGCCCAGCTTGCGTTTGCTGGTTTCCAAGCTGAAATAGTACACGGTGTAGTTTTGCTTTGCCATGCTTGCTGCTATTTGCAGGGACAGGGCTGTCTTGCCCGCAGATGGCCTACCGCCGATGATGATAAAATCACCAGGAGAAATGTGTAGCGCTTCATCCAGACGCTCTAGGCCTGTCTTGATGTACACAGGCTTCTCGTCCATGTGAAGCACATAGTCGTTCAGCACATCCTCGTATGTCCACGCATCTTCTTCCTCAGCTTTCAGGCTCATTGCCTCGCCCATCTGCTGGTAAATGTCTGATAGATCAGAATAGTCGGTAAGCTCGCTGGTCATCTGAAATGCCAGACCTTGCACACGAGTGAGTGCAGCTTGTTCTCTGATAAGCTGTGCCCAACGCTGCATCTGCTCCCTGTCAATTCGTACACACTCTGATTCACAGGTTTGTACACACGCCAAGAGCGTCTGCGCTACGTCTGGATGCTGCGTGTTTATCTCGACTATATCTATCTTACCCCTAGCCGTCCAATAGCCCTGAACAGCCGCAAAAGCGTCTCTTAGCTCAGGCCTGAACAAGTCAAGTTCAAGGTCTGGTATGATTTCATCCACAACGCCCGGCTTGCAGAGCATCAGCGCACCGATAAATACTGTTTGAACGTCCATTGTCATAGTCTAGGAAACTCCATCTCCGTACTTTGCTCGTACTGGTCATCCTGTTTCAATGCGTATATGTCCTGCCATCCAGCATAGATGCTCTGGTCGAGAATGGCTTTCCAGTCATGCTGATCAAACTTTTCCAGCTTGTTGCAGAGCATCTGTTTTGCCCGGTCTGTCATAGGCTTCTTGATTCTTGTACGCATCTGTGCGAACTCTCGCAGGGATTCCAGCAGGGCTTTATCGCCATGAGCAAAGTCGAAGAAGATGTCAGGTTTCTTCTTGACCGCACTCTCCGGCAAGGTCTTGACGTTCGTCTGGCTGTCAGTTGATACAATGGGTTCATTGTCATCTGACTTTGAACCCATAGATGAGCTGACCTTCATCTCATTTATGACATGAGGATGAGCCGACTTTCGTGTAGACCATCCTTTTGACGCAATATCGCTTCTTTTCGATTCTTCATCGAGCAGATGTTTAATCAAAATGAAACAAGATTCTGCTTTTTTCGAGTTCAAAGTTGCGTCTTTTTCTTCAAAAACGTATGCACAGATTGCATCGTAGAGTTCCAACTTCTCTTTACTTTTGAGTGTGGAGATGGCTTCAAAGTAGTATCGTTGGAATGTAAAGCTGTCTCGTTTTTTGTCCATGATCAATCCTCTTTGTAGCGTTTGTTCCACGCTTCGATAAGGTCGGCTTTGATTTTTGCTTTTTCGCTTTCAGGAGAATCAAGCGTATAACTCCTACTCTCCATGAAAATTCGACATTTGCACTTATTATTTCCGTGTCCTCTTGTAACGAACATCCATAATTCGGAATCATGGCTTGTTTCTGCAATAGCCACTTCTCCGCCACAGAACGGGCATCTCTTGAGTTCTGTCATTTTCTAAACCCCTCTCTCGTTCTCGTGATTCGCTTATGCGCCTTGACAGGCCTTGTGCCTTTTCCGTATGCTGGGCGGATATGTTTTGCCTTGATGTACCCACAAGGCGGCTTAGCCCCGAAATCAAAAAGGCTCAAGTCCATAATGATGATACCAAACTTCTTGTTCGTCATACTCAAACCTCCTTTGGTGGTTCTGGCATATACGCCCAGTGCGTTACTTGTGCGTACTTTTCGCCAAACTCGCTTTTCTCGAAATTGTAGTATCCTTCGTAGGTATCAGTCCAGCATCGGCCATTCCAAACCGCCTCAAATACTTCTGGTTTGTCTCCAATAAGGGTTTGCATAGAAACAAGCACCGCATCGCAATCGTCAGGTGGAAGTCCTTCTTTTTCAATGGAGTGCCAAATCACTTTGCTTTCGCTCATATTGTCCTCCTATACCATCGGAAACGCCATCCAATGCGTCACCGTCACATCTTTCGGCAGTCTCTCGCCTATCTCATCCCAGAACTGTCCGTCTGAGTAACAGCCTAGAAAGTACGCTGTCGGCGAGGTTCCTTGCAACATTTTTCCATTTTTATCACGCCACGTTGTCTTAGTCGCAAGCAACAAAGGCTGCGTCCGCTCTCGTGGCGGATCACTTGCCGGATGCCAGAGCGTGTTAGCCATGCGCGTTCTCCATTTTCGCTCCACAGTTGGGGCAGTAGTTCCAACGTGTATGATGATTTTTTGTGTGGCATCTGCTACACTCGAACCTTGTAAATGTACCGTCCTGTATAATCCATATCCATCTAGCGGTAAGCTCTAAAGCTGTCGGCGCATCTTCCACAACTTCAATGGCATCGCCAATACCGCAAGCACGGCATCTAACTCCATTGTAGTTCTCGCATCCATCGCAATATGCTTTCTTGATTCTTTCAATAAGTGCGTTTCGTTCAAGGTATTCTGGATAATTAGCCATTGTCTTTCACCTCGATTGTTGGCGCATTTTCAATAGCTGTTATTACGTCTCCGAGCACATCGAACATTAAGGCGTTGAATGTGTAATCAACTTCATCCACGCTTACATACTCCATCTGCCTATCAGAAAAATAACGTTTAAGTGCATTTGCATCAATCGGTCTGACTTCCATTGCCCGTCCTTTCTTCAAATCGTGTTATCCACACTTATAAACGCTAAAGATGATTGCAAACCCAACGAGAAAGAAAAGAACATTGACTGCTACAACCGCAATGGCTTTCAAGATTACGTTGTCTATGTATTCGTTCAAAGTGCTAAAAACTATATATTTTTCGATCAAATAAATAGGAAAAACGGTCACAAAACCAATCATCGTCGTCAAGACAAAACCGAGTACAATTTCAAACAAAGACATTTTTCTTTCTCCTTTCAATCCCCGTCCCACACGCCGTCAGGACGCATCTTTGCAAACGCCAGCAGACCGTACAAGGCACGTTTGGCGTTGCCATCTGTTGCGTGCCAGTAGTCGTTATCGTCTACATCATCGTCCAATGCAGAAATAGCCTTTTCAAGCATCGGGATGCTCTCTTCGCCTGTCTTTCCGTAGATAGAGCGGATTCCGTTTTCGCCGAATACTTCCGGGCGATAATAGAAGTGACCGTAATTATAGGTGACGTTAAGCCACAGTTCTTTTGTACCACCGATAGCTCTCATTCCGCCTGCGATAAAATGTGTGCTATCCGCTTTAAGCGTTTTATGCGTCACAGGGTCGCACAGTGAAATATCATAGCTCATTTTCTTATCCTTTCGCCATCCATACAGCCAAAAATCCACCACAAAAGACAACGACGTTGATAGTCGCCATTATTATCGCATGAATAATTGTTGAGCGTTCTGGATGCTTCCATGACCATTCGATTGAAATTTCATCGGTCATATCCCAAAGAAACATTTCAAAAAGCGCAATAAAGGCTCCAACGAATAATGTTATAATCGACCCAAGAACAAATATGATGATCGTATCTTTAGTTGTCATTTTCTCTTTTCTCCCATTCCTTGCATCCACGTTCGTCCGACACGAAGTCTGCAACGTGTTCCGACTGGTCGTTCACGCACACGCCCTCCGGCTCTGCGTACCATTTACAAGAGCCGCAGGACGGTTCAGATTTGTTCTTGCAGGATTCTGCTGTGCATCGGATAGCTTTGCCAGCGGAGAACTGCTTGATGCCCATGCAAGAGCAATGTTCGGTGGTGCAGTAGAAGTTCATTCCTCTATCTCCTTCCATCCGATAAACTCACATAAACCAATAGTATTATTGGCGCAACGATGAACGAGGACTTTATCGCTTATTTTGAATTTTGCAATAAACCCAACTTTGCTTTCTTCCATTTCGTTTTCAAACATCCAATTAACGATGTCTTTATCGATTCTGACATCGCTTTCGTCCGTTATTTTTGCAAAGCATTGTTTGCACCTGTAAAGAGCGCATTTTTTCATTGTTTCTTCTCTCTCTTTCCACTGTTGAACTGCCCGATCACTCGCTTATACTCTGCATAGCATTCTGGGCAAAGGTCGCCTGTGTCCCTGCGCCACGTCCAGTCCTTGAAGTATTCGTCAGGGTTCATCATCCTGCCGCCCAGAACTGCTCCGCAGCGGTCGCATACTTGCTTATGGTAGATTCCTCTGTCAGTTTGCATTAGCGCTCCTTTTCATCAAATTTCTTCTGCATCTTAGTTCTCAACGCTTCGATACGTTCCTTGTCGTCAGTGATAATCTCATACTTGTCGCCAGACCAGCCAAGCGGAGCATCTTCCGTGTATTCAATATAGATTTTTTCCGGGTGCGTAGGTGGCTCATAGGGAAACGTCACGCTTTTGCGAAAGCGACTACTTGTAAACCACGTAAGGCCACCGTTGTCGGAATAAGCGATTGCGTCAATGTCGTGCACTTCAATCGTGTTACCTTGTGCATCAGTGGTCTTGAACACGCTTGAGCATCGTTTATTTTGGAAGCATCTTTGCCCCATTTCGTCTGACACGTTAATCCATTCATCATCTTCGCCAGTCAGCGGAGTAATAGGTTTGAAGCGCAAAAGTCGCTCCAGAATAGACATTGCATATCCAGCGGTAAATCCACTATGGCCTTGACTTGCAAAAAGTTCAATAATGTCAAGGATGTTCTTGTTGATTACATCCTGCAATCCGTCTCCGTCTTTCGTAATACGTGCAAGTTCTGATTTTGCATATTCTACGGAACTGCTCATTTTATTTTTCCTCCCCAACATCCTTAAACAGGATTTTTTTGTCTGCTTTCTAGTCTTTGATTTTGCACGGAATGTCCGTGCCGGGTACGGTCTTTTTCAGCCCATCCATCTGCCAGACGTTCCATGAGATAATGTCTGCGATGCAGTCAAGAAAAATGGGCATGAAGCCAATTTCTAGCTTTTCAGCATCAAACCGATACCTGAAATTTTCGATCAGCGTCAGGAACAGGTTGCACCTTGCCAGTAAGAGATTGTCTCCCTGTCACTCATAGCCGTATGTCGATGCGTAGGCGTTGATTGCCCAGCACATCCACATATCGTAGTCATGGAACTGCTCTGCCAGAACATTTAGCTTCCTATCCAGCAGACCTATTCTGTCCGGCACAGCAATCATCTGCCCTGTCGTGGTGTCGTATCTGCTTGTGAGAAACGGCGCTTCTCCACAGGTGACTTCAAGGCAAGTCTTATTGATGTACTCCTTCCAGTCCTCGCCCTTCAGGTCGTTTTCTGCAACGTCTGTCATCTTCTTGCAAACCCAAGTCGGCGTGAACACCTCTGCTTTCTTGCTGGTGCGTTTCTTCTGGTCTGCCAGCCGTTTCTGCACACGAGGGACAAGTTGAACCTTGTCCAACTGTTCCAGCGTGATTTCATCTGCAAAGCCAACGCCAAGTTCAGGCAGTGGGTCTGTCGCCCAGATAATGTTCTTGCCTGTCGTGTGGTCTTGCAAGAGGACGGGCAGGAACGAGCGTAAGCATGGGTCGGAGAAGTCAATCAAAGTTTCCATTGGTCAGCCCTCACCATGATTGTGTTCTTCTCTTTCAGCCAGTCCTTGACGCAATGAAAGCAACGCTCACGGTTCTGGCAACGCTCCGGGTCACGACGTTTGATAAACTCGCAGATGCCAGGCGTAAAGTTTTCTGTAATATCTTCGTCCGTCATGGAACGGATAAAATCGCCGTTAGTCATGCTCGACCACCTCTTCTGCCACCTCTTTGTACTCTACGTCAATCTCCTTCGGCAAAGCCGTCTGGTACTTCTGGGCGAGCTGTTCTGCGCTCTGGGCATCGCCCAACGGCTGTTCAGGCGGCGCAACGGTGACTTCCACGTTGTCACGCATACCAAAGTAGTTCTTGGCTCGGAAAATCCACTCTGCCGGGTTCTCCTGACCGTACATACCGTTGTATGCCCACATGGACTGCATTTGCAGAATCAGTTTCAGGATGTACTTTTGCTGCAAGCTGTCGTCACGGCGTTTCCCCGCCATAATTTGCTTCAGGCTCACCCATTCGATGCCCAGCACCAGTGCAATCCATTCGACCACAGGGGAGATTCTGGCTTCGATGCAAGCGTCAAAGAAGAAGTCAAGACGTTGCTGCACTTCAATCGGGTTGTTCATGTCCACGCTCGGAAGGTCGCCAAAATACTTGGCTGCAATCATGCCGATGACCTTCTTGTCCTCTTCATCGCCGATTCTCGACTGCAAATCGCCTGTGTTCAGCATCTTAGACCTCGTGATTGCCAACTCCTGTTGTTCTTTCACCTTTTTACTCACCTGTGAGCGGATAGATTTCCGCTTGTTAAGCATCTGCTGTTTCTTCTTTTCACGCTCTTTCTCACGCTTTGCAGCGGCTTCTTCTTTTGCCTTTTGCGCCCGCTTCTCACGCTTTTTCTTTTCAGCTTCGGTCAGCGGCGGTCTGCCACGACCACGCTTTTGGGGTGTTGCCAAGAGTTATCACCTCTTTATTTCTGTTTCAAATCCATTCTTGCACCGCAGTTAGGGCAATAATCAAAATCCGATACACGTTCATACGGCGAGAGTTTGTATTCTGCTCTGCACTTGTCGCACTCGATTGAGTTGCTTTCATGGTCGAAAATCCATTTTGCTTGTCGTTCCTGTTCTCCTTTCAGCCAGTCGTTTAGCTTTGCCATGCAAGAGGGGCAAAGGCAAATCGGCGGGTATCCCTCAAACGATGGGTAAACCAAATTTTTGTTTTCGTTTACAAGCGTCTTTTGTATTGAGTTCCCGCAAAGGGAATTGTCGTAGTACTCAAACGCTTCTCCGCATCTATCGCACACCATTTTCGTTCTCTTTCTCCAATCTCTTCAGCAGCCCATCCACGTCATACCGCCAATGGACACGTAGCCTTTTTGCTTTGACCTCTATCCCCTCTTGCTCTGCCCATTGCCAAGGGATGCTCTTGCGGCTCTCGTTGTAACGGAACGCCAAAACCTTGCTTGCGGGGATTGCAAAGGTGCGGTTGACCGCCCTGTAATTAACTATCACATGGGCGGTCTGACCGCCGTACCCCATCGCTTCCACCATGTCAGTGATGTGCTTTTCCTTGCGGTATTTGCACTTTGCCTTGTCGTACTTGCCGAACACCTTTTCTAGGGGGATAGAGGGAGTTTCGATGGTTTTCAGTTCAAACAAGTGGTTCATCGGGTATCGGTACACAAGGAAGTCGCAGATGTTGTCGATGGAAAAAGACAGGTTTTCGTTGCCGCCGTAGTAGGTGGCAGCACTGTCTTTCAGGCGGTAGCACCACGCATCGGATGGGACGGATGCCTTGAAGTCTGCTTCAAACTGCTTGCCAGTGTTCATTCGTTGCCCTCGATTTTTTTGGCTTCTCTGATACGCAGTCGGGCAAGTTCGCTATTTGCATATCGCAGTTGCCAGCTGCCAAACCATCCTTTGTGAACAAGTTTTCCGGCGCAGTAAACAAGCTCCTGCTTCATCAAGTCATCAAGTGAAATGATGTAACCGCCCGGCTTATACTTTCTTTTATTCATCCTCGTTCACCTCTAAATTCACTTCCGAGAAACTGTTTCTTCCCTTTTTCCCGGTGCTTGTCCTCATAATCACGGTGGTACACGCTCTGGCTGTGGTTCAGCTCATAGACGAACGCCTTGCGCTCCTCGAAGTCTTTCTTCTCTTCCTTGTACTTCTCGCAAGTGTCGTGGCAAGCTGTGCAGCGTGATGTGCAGTTGAGACAACAGGTAATCATCTTCCAAACGCCCGTCCAGCCAGATAGCGCAGCTCTTATATAAGGTAGGCGGTCAATACGAAGGAACTTCTTCGCATATAGTTTCGAGTTCTTCAACATCTGCTGGCTCAAAAACAAGAGATGCGCCTTCGCATTCATATTCCTTCGCTTCCCAGTCCACTTTGAATTTTTTAAAATCGTTCTTGTATCGAGGGAATGGATGCGTTTGCTCTGCGTAATAAACGCCCATCATAACTTTTTCATCATCTTCTGGCTTCCAGCTTTCGAGATGATAGCTTTCGTGGTTGTCATACTCCCAAAGGGACAGTTCAACAATCAATCCAGAAAAAGCATCGTACATCTGTTGGAGACTTTCAAAATCCCGATAAACCAGCCCTTGTCCTTTGTGAGATTCTTTGATTTGTTCAATGCTTTTCCCGCCAGTTTTCAGGCGGCATCGAACTACTTTTGGACGGTAAAACATAGTGTTCCTTTCTCGCCTTTTGTCCCGGTAGCGTAACCGTTAGTCAAAAGGGAACGAACCGTCGTCCTCAATCGTGGAGAAGTCATCGTTCCCGCCCTGCGAGTAGCCAGAGCCAGACCCGCCAGCCAGCGTTTTCTTCGGTCTGACCTCATAGTCACCGGAACGAATCTTGTCAACGCTGGTGAAACGGTCAACGACAAGCTTTGTCTTGATGTTCCCATCATTGCCCATGTACTCTTCCTCACGGAGAACCACGCCGACCAGCTTGCCACGCAGGGTCTTTTCGTCATTGTTGAACTTGTAACCGGGATTGGACTGTTCCACAGCGGTGATAAAGCCCTTGAAGAACGGCAGCGCCTTCTCTTTGTAGCTCTTGATGGTCTTGCCACCCCATGCCCATTCGCCCGGATTCAGCTTGCCGCGCTCGATAAGGGAAGCGGTCTGCTCGCGCCAATAACCCTTGAACTCGCCCTCTGCGACTTCCCACTCGATGTTCAGGCGCTCCTTTGCGGGTTCGTCCGTTGCCTTGCAGATACCGGCAACATAGCCGCCAACAGGTAGGTCACGGCGTTCTGTGGCTTCCTGTACGTCATTCCAGTTGATGTTCTTCATCTGTTACTCTCCTTTGTTATCCGGCTGAACCGGGATGTTGTAATACTCACGGATGGTCTTGTCTACGGCGGCGAGATCGTTCTCGATCAGCGCATCGTTGAACATCCCAAGAGGGGTTTTCACTGTGTCCATTCCATCATTGCGAGTGCTGAACAGGTATCGTCCGTCCTGCACAACGGTTTTCAGAACGATGGTAAAATACCCTTCTACGCAGACCTTCTCGTCCAGCAGCTTGCCGATGGTCTTGAACTTCTCGCCACCGTCTCCGTCACGCTCGCTGTGGCCGAAAAAGTAGACAACCACATCGTCCGGCAGTTCCTTTGCCCGCATCAGCAAGGCGTTGAAGTTGGCTGCCATGTCGGTAAACTTCTGGTATCCAGCGACCTTTGCGTTCCGCATGAACTCGCCGGTCATAAGGTAGGTGGCATCGTCAATGACGATGGACTTGCGCTTGGTGCTGTGGATTGCGGCATCAATCTTGCCGTAGTCGTTGGTGATATAGGTTTTCATGTTGCTGCGGAACGGCAGCGGCTTGCCAAGCACGTTGATGACCGCAACCTGTTCCGGGCCAAAGTTCCGAAGCGAAGCGGACTTGCCGCTGCCGGAGTGACCGTAGACCATTACTAATACTGCCATCAGTTGTTCTCCTTCCTCGCTTCTTTTCTCGCTTTACGGCAAGCCGTGCAACGCTTAGGCAATGCCATGTTATGCGATTCAAAGAAAATGCGCTCTGCACGAGAAATCTCGAATACTTTGCCGCAATCACGGCACGTTTTCTTGATGCTTGTGTTCTTGTCCCGCGAAGCTCTTATTGCGGCATCTTCGATAGCAAACGCTTCCTTGAATCTGTCTCCAAAGTTCCTAACAAGCGTATGCTGCGGTGCGTAACCGTTCTTGCGAAGCGTTTCCTTCAAATTGTTCCTTTTGCAACTTGCGCAAAGAGTTTCCGTGCTGTTCGGGAACACTGAAAAAGGCTTATTGCACTTTTCGCAGTGTTTAATTTCTTTCTTGTATTTGCCCATTTTCTTTCCTTTCTTCGGCTTCATTAGGCCTCATTGCTCTTACTTTGGCTTAACTTGGCTGTACAAAATCAGCTAGCTATCAGCTCTGCCAACTGGGAGTAGAGGTCTTTCAGTTCCGCTTCCCTGTCCTCGATTTCAGACCGCAAGTCCTCGATTTCAGCCAGACGGTCAGCTTCTTTGGCTTCTGCTTCCTGTTCGTGGGTTAAGAAATATACGCCGTCCTCCGGCTCGTTTATTCCTCCGAATCTGTCAAGGTTAATCATCTTTTGGTCTCCCTCTCTTACGTTTCTCTTTGATTTGCAGTGCACTGTACCACTGGTCTTTGTCGATTTCGATGGTAGACCACCGGTGATTACAGACAAGGCACTTTTTTCTGCGAACGATGCTGTCATGATCTGACCGGCTGTCCACCGTTGTAATGTTGTCACTACCGCACATTGGGCATTTCATCGTGCATCCCTCCACTCGTTGGTGTGGTGAGGAATGCGTTTTACTTTGCGATTTTCCTGTTCAATACGTTCATTTTCAGAACTGACCCCAATGGCACACAAGACGAGTGCTGCGGCAAGGAAGCTACACGAGAGGAAAACGTACCCAAACATTGCTACCACGCTTTGGCTTTTCTGGATTGCATCGCCGCATCCTACCGAAAAGATTGCTAACGCGATTCCAAGCGTGCAAAAGACATTAGCTTTTAGGCTTTTCACCCTTATTACCTCCAAAACTCAGTATCCATGCCGTAGCCATTGCCACAGATACCGTGATGATTCCACGGGCAGCTGATGCACCCACCAGAATACCGATATGATGCACAATCCAGAAGTTCAGCAGAAATACCGCCAAAACTACTGCCAGTGCTATGCCCCACATCAGGGCCACTTCAATAAATGCTTTCATCTTGTCTCCTTTCGTTTTTCGCCATTGCAAATCACTGCTATACCATGCTTTGCCGTTGCTTTTCGGTGAATCGCCTTGCCTTTACTCTTCTGGTCTAAGCTTCGCTTTGCCTTCGCAATGCGCTACCTCGCAACTCAATGCCTTAGCTTTTCTGCTCCTAGCTACTCGATGCCTTTGCTCTTCCAAGCTTTTCCTTGCCATTCCATTGCTCGTCTGAGCCTTGCTCCGCCATGCCTTTGCAAATCCATTCTCTTCCTTGCATTGCCTTTGCTGCGCTGCTCCGCGCCCCGCCCTGCCATTGCGCAGCGTCTCATAGCGATACGAAGCAGTACCGCTGCGAAGCATTTCTGCACATCGCCTTTGCCGTGCAAGACGCTGATGCGCAAAGCCATAGCGGTTAATTGAGGATTTCGTAAGCAAAGCGCCCTTTAGAACTGTTGCGCCACTGACCGATGCCACGCAGAGCGCCGTAGTCCAGCCACTCGAGTACGACCTTCTCGTGAGAATCGTCCAGCAGCATGACCTCGAACTCGCAGGTCGAGCCAGCAGGAATCTGCTCGCTGTTGGCGAGGCTCACCCGCTCGCCCTGCGCGGTCTGGGCGCGGAGAGGGCGCTGGCACTCGGTAATCTCACCGTTCACATGAATGGGAATCATGCGGGGCTGAACGAAAATCAGACCGTCAATGACCTTCTTGTAGGCCGTCAGCTTGCCGCTTTCATTCACGGCCTTCTTCTTGCCAGTTTCGGTCTTGCCGCCGATACGACCCAGCATACCGCAGGAATCCTTGAAGAAGCCCTTAATCTGGTAGTCATACAGGATGGGTTCGCCGTTCTCGTTGCGAGGGAACACGGTCATGCCCTTATCTGCCACAGCATCAGCACCCAGAGCGGCTACCTCGTCCTCGATAGTGTTTGCATCAGGTGACTTGCTGGCGATGAACTCTCGCGCGATGTTCTGGTTGCTAGGCCATGTGCCGAGAACCGCTTCGGTGAATGTGATTCTGACTTTGATTTTTTTCATTTTTGCTCACTCTTTCTTTCTCGATATGCTCCAGCCGCTCTTTCTCCCGATTGCGCCAGCGGATTTCGCGCTGGCCGTAGTATTTACCGTTCATCAGGAGGGTCTACCTTTCCTTGCGCAAACAAAGTGCTGTAATGGCCGTAGCTCATTCCAAGCTGTTTTGCTTTATCGTTCATCTGTTTGATGGTGTACTTCGGCTTAGGCCTTTCTTTCGTCCGGTTTTCTTCTGGTCTGGCTTTACGAGAAGATGTTTTGATGTAATCCGGGTGCTCTTTCCACCAGTCTGCTACCCGTTTTCGCCTTACAGCGTTCGCGCATTTCTGATGGTACTTTTGATGTTCGTATACTTTACGCATCGGTCTTTTGCACCATTCGCACGGAACGACGCCATATGGAGCGCGTCGTGCTGCCTCGTTTTCCTTTTTAACCAATATTGCACATTCTTTGCAATACCGTTTGGTTTTGAGAACTTTGCCAAGAAAGACACCGCAGCGCTCACAGTACTTTTCTTCCACGCTGCATCTCCTCTTTCAACCTTTCTTCTCTGTTGTGCCGTTCAAAGCACTGGTTGATGGACTTCTCCATCAAGAGCACCTTGTTGGCTTCGTTCCGGGACACGCCCTCCGCCATTGCAAGTTTCAACCTGCGCTTCCGGCTCGGTGCTTTGTAAAAATACGTCACCAGCACTCACCAGCCTTTTTAGTGATGAAGGTGGGCACGTCCCTTCCGGTAGCCCGACACAGGCAAACACACTTGGCAACCCAAATGTTCCAATCCGGTGCATAAAATGCGCAATCAGATTTCTTTGACTCTGCTTCTCCATACGCCCTAATGTAAGCTACGATATAGCAGCCTGAGCCAAACCACTCAATGCTATATCCATCCAAACACAGTCGGCTCATAATGCGAATTGCTAAGTGCTGCGCTTCCATGATTTCCGCTTCTGTCCACTTCAGTTTGTCCGCTTCGTAGGCTTCTACCGCCTCGTCAATGGCAAACTTTGCATCATCCGGGTGCTCAAGGTCTACCTTTAATGTCAAAATCTGTTCCATATTCAGTCCTCCACTTTCTTGTCCTTCTCCGTCTTTAAGAAGAGATTAACGAAATAGACCTGACCAATGCCCGTCACCTTCGGAGTCTTATTAATGGAAGTGTGCCCATCGGAATGTGCAATGGATGTTTCCTTGATTTCAAACAAGCGAAGTTCCATAGACTTCTGGGTCGGCATATTGTAGTCTGTCCGCTTTCTGTCCTTAATCAGGTATCCGTTCTCACGCATCCATGCGAACAAGCGGTTTTGACCCATCTGGATGCCGTTCTGCGACAGCAGCTTTGCCATTTCACCAACAAGAATGCTTTGACTGCTTGCGCTCACTGCATCAGCAAACAGTGCTTTTGGCTTCATGGTTTCAATCTGCTTGTCTTTCTCTTCCAGCTCCTCATGCGCTGCGATCAGTGCGGTTGCGAGAAGCTGCGAGCGGGTGAGCTGCGGTGCGTTGTAGCTTCCAGTCTTACGGATTGCAGGAAGCACATCGTTCGTTACCCATCTGCGAAACGGAGCCGCTTCTGGCTTATCGCTACGAAGAATGACATGGTACAGACCGCTTTCGTTGACGATTACCATTTCCTGTTTGCCGCCAAGGGTGTCAATCAGACTGACACCCTTTTCGTCATCATCTAATCGGTCAGCAGCCATGCGGTTATTGCTAATACCAAGCACAGCGCACACGTCTTTCAGAACGAACCACGCTTCGCCATCCACATCGACCGTGCGAACCTTGTTGTTCTGATATTCAAAAACTTGAATGTTTGCCATTTTTTCTCTCCCTTCTTACACTCCCGAATCCTGAATATTCAAAATCCGGCAGATGCTTTTCTTGATGCCGGGCGTTTCCAGCTTTCCGGTCTTAACCTTGAAGAGGTAAGAGCGGTCAAAATATCGTCCAGTATCCTCCTTGACTTTTTCAATCAACCAGTCGTTGGTCTTGTCTTTTTGGATAAGAGCAATCTCGATTTGTTTGCCAAAGTCACACAGAGGCTTTTTTTCAGCCATTATTTCACCTCCGGCTATTGATTTTTACGCATAAGTGTAATATAATGAAGTTGCTAGAAATCATTCATTACGCCTTCGCGGTACGGTCTTAGTATAATACGCTTTCGCGTAAAATGCAAGGCTTTTTTAAGCGTTCGCGTAATTTCAGCAAACCTTACAATGCGAGGACTGGAATTATGGCAAACTTGTACGAAAATATTGAAAAACTCTGCAAGCAGCGTGGAGTAAACGTGACCACCATGTGCAAGGAATCGGGCGCAAGCCGTGGGTCTTTGACCGATTTGAAAAACGGTAGAAAGCAGACCCTGAAATATGAGACGCTTGACAAGATAGCTTCTTATTTCGGAACAAGCGTGGATACATTGGTTTCTGGTGAGCAAAAAGAAAACCCGCCCCAGCAGCCGCAAAGCGAAGTCGATGCAGCAGTGGAGCGGATTAGAAAAAAGCTTGAATCTATGCCGAAGGAACAGCGTGAAGCACTGATGAACTTAATTGAAAAAATGTGAGGTAAGCTTGTGTATTACCTGTTGTGTGGCTGTGCCTTTTGCTTCTGGTTTATGCAGGCCTTGCTAAAAGGCAACGACCGTGTGCTATATGGCAATAGCAGAAAATATCGTTACCGTAGAAACCGAAAAAAGAAGTGGTTCTGACCCGGTAAAATAAAAGAATCCCTTGTGCCGGGCTGGTGTAGCTCTGCGCAAGGGATTTTCTATTATTCTAGGTTTAGGGCTTGCTCCGCTACCGGAATCTTTTCAGGATGTTCCAGCAGCCATGCAATAAATCGGTCAATCTTGGCTCTTTCCTGTTCACTCATTGTGGCATATCCTCCCGATTGGTAAGTGCAGATGTTCATTTGATACGATTATACATCTTCTAGTTGTCAAGTCAATACATTTTTAACAACTTTGTAAAAATCGAACGTTTTCTTCACATCCATTACTTCACATCAGGGAAGCCACGAGTGTTTAAGTCAAAAGGGACAACGCCTATCCATCTTTCCTCCAATCACAGCTCTACGAGCTGTCCACCAATGCGTTCAATGTTCTCTGCCGGGTCGCGTCCCTCGTCTAAGGCGGCTACGGCACGTTCTAAGATGCCTTTCGCTTCGAGGTAAGCGTCTTTATCGGCTTCGTACCCAGAAAGGCTCAGGACAAGCTCCAGCGTCCGTCTGCGAGCGTATGGGACAATCAGAGCGTCTACGGTTCGGTTCATTCGTTTTCCTCCCATGGTTTCGGCGTTGTGGTTTCGATCGGTTCAGATGCGGGCATTCCGTCAATGATAATCATGTTGTTACCTCCTGTTTGATTGTTTTTTCGATGGTACAGTTATAACACAGGCTGCTGTTGGTTATCCACAGCAGTTTTTTCCATTTTTTGGTTTGTCGAATCCAGCAGTTTTGTAAATTTTTGTCGATGGGGTGAGGATTATGGATGAATATTTGTTGAGAACAGCCAAAGCATTGGAAATGGCACGGATGCGTTCCGGTCTGAGTCAGCTAAAATTGGCAGCACGAATGAATGTAAATCGCTGCACGATAGCTAGTTGGGAGCAAGGAACTGCGCCAATCTCCCTGCCGATGGCTATGCGTTGGTTTACCTACTGCGGCGTATCGGCGGCTCGATACATGGACGCTTGCATTCATCCCGGCCTGCTGGAGCATCTGGAAGATAGCCTTTCCGACATGGAGAAACGGCAGATTCTCATAGATGCTATGATGGAGTGTTCCTCTTATGAGATAGATGCCTTACTGTACATCCGGTACGGAGATCATGGCTCAGACCACATCGGTGTGCTGACGGAAATTCTGGCAAACCTCCACGCGCCGTTGAAGGACAGGGTTTCCGTCTGCCGGATGGTATCAGGTAACTACGAGATAGCACAGGCTACCGGAACTGACCCAGACCCGAACGGAACCGTTCCAAAAATGGAGATTCTTTATCAGGCACAGGACGCTGGAACGGAAGCAGCCATGAAGTCCAACGATTCCTATACCGTGAATCCCAATAATATAACTGGTTGATTGTCGAATTATCGCAGTTTTTGAAGAACATTTTGTCCACGTTCATCCACTTTTTGTACACGTTTCATGCAGATTAGGTATACCTTTACCTTGTCATTCCGTCCCCCATAGGCTACGAATCGACAGTATTTGCGTGGAATAAATAACGAATTATCGTTAATCTGTTGCTTCTGATTTGGTAGCTCGTCAATCCGTCCCCCATCGTGCAGATTAGGTATACCTTTCCATCCACTTTTTGTACACCTATCCGCAATCCGTCCACGTTTAATGTGACTAACGATGCACAGCTTCTCTTCGGATATAGTCTTATTTAGCAAATGCAGAGTTCAGTTATCCACAAACTGGAATGTAAAAATAAAGAAATTGTTGAAAATTATCATCATCGACTATTTAACGATGATATTTAACCTCTTGTTTATTTCTTGTTTAATATATAATATGTAGATGGGGGACGAAATGACAAAGCATGGGGGACGTTTTGTCAAGCCACGGGGGACAAAATGACGAGGACATGGGGGACGAAATGACAAGTCATGGGGGACGAAAATTGTTGACACGTCCCCCTTCTTGTGATATACTGTTTTCAGACCATTAAAGGAAGTGAGTAGATGCCAAAAATATCAGACAACAACCTTGTCGAGAAAAGCAAATCGCTTGTTTGGGCGAAGTTCAGGGACTACACAGCAGGAGAACTTCGTCTGCTAGAGGTTTATCTATCGAGAATAAACCCGAGAGACCCAAGTAGCAGTCGTGTAGAGTTTACGCTTGCTGAATACAGGGAGCTTCTTGGTCTGAAAAGCCTTGATGCACGAAGGATTGAGCCGCAGATCAAGCACTTTTTGGGCAATACAGTTTCGATTCCTATTGACAAGGAGAAAGGAACGTTTGAAAGTTTTGTCTTATTCACGAGGGCAAAACTGGACTATGTACCAGAAACAAGGTCTTACGTCGTGGCAATTACATGCAACCCAGACCTTCGCTCCATCTTTTTCGACATTGCCGAAAGCGGATATGTTCGGTATCGGCTGCGTTACACGTCACGAATGAAGTCACAGTACAGTATCTTGCTTTACTCGATTCTTCGGGACTGGTTGAATATGGACAACAAACCGCATGAAATCAGTCTGAAGAAGCTGAGAGAGCAGCTCGGTGCGATGGAAGCCAGCTACGATGTTTATAAGAACCTTCGCAAGCGAGTGCTTGACGTTGCTGTGGACGAAATCAATGCCGTGTCTGACATTGTTGTGACCTACGAACCAGTCCTTGTGGCACGAAAAGCTGTAGCAGTCAAGTTTAAGCCAAAAATTAAAGCGTCTGAGACGTTGATTGAAGCGCAGGCAAGCGAAGTGTTGACCGAACCTCAAAAAGCCGTGAAAAAGCCCCGCAGAAGCGGATATGAGGATTTCGACTGGTCTGTGTGTGACGAACTGGAAAAGCAGGACTGCATTGACGTGGCGAAGGTAGTTGAGAAGTGGATGAAGAAAGAACATCCTGAAATCAAGCTACCAAGACGCAGAGAAGCGGTTTACGAGACGGTAAAGGCTGCGTATAAGGATATTTTGTCTTTGGATAGGTCTCCGTTCCCAGACAGACCTGTTGGTTATCTGATTAGAAGCGTGGATAAGGCGGGTATCGTAGACAGATATATGCCAGCGTTCTATTCTATTGAAGCCTTGCAAAAGTAGTTAGAATGAGCAGATGATACAGAAAGGAGAAGTTATGGAATGGATTAATGTGAAAAAGCATCTTCCATTAAACGGCCAACGTGTGCTTGTTTGTGGAAAAGAAGGTGGAGGATGGATTGAAATTGCAATTTGGCATGAAGTACCTTACTCAATATGTGGTTTTTCAGATAAAGCAACAGATTTCACTAATTTGGAATTTGAAAATCCAGAAATCGCATGGGCTTTGCTTAACAAAGTTCGATATTGGATGCCGTTACCTGACGTACCTAAAGAATAAAGAAAGAGTGATAAAATGGCAAAAATCATAGCTGTCGCCAACCAGAAGGGCGGCACAGGAAAGACCACCACAAGCACCTGTCTGGCTGGTGCATTGCAGTTGCTTGGCAAGAAAGTCCTGCTGGTGGACTGCGATGCCCAGTGCAACGCAACAGACACCTATGGCGCACAGACAGAGGACGTATGCACCCTTTTTGACGTGATGACCAGGCAAGGAACGGTAGAAGAAGGAATCCAGCACTGTGAAGCTGGTGACATTCTTCCGTCCGACAGCGCATTGAAGGACATTGACGAGCAGCTTGTCCGGGACATTGGCAAGAACTTCCGGCTGCGAGAAGCCCTTGAGAGCGTGTCCGGGCAGTACGATTACATTGTGCTGGACACTCCCCCGCAGCTTGGCCTTGCGCTTGTGAACGCGCTGATCGCCGCCAATAGCATCATCGTGCCTATCACAGCAGACCGATACGCACTGGCTGGTTTGAGCCAGCTTTCGCAAACCATCGGCGATGTTCGCAGATACTTTAACCCGACATTGAAGATTGAAGGTCTGCTCCTGAACCAGTACAAGAGCCGTGAGAACCTGTCCAAAGAGGTTGTGGAACAGCTCCCTGTGATTGCACAGAGCATGGGAACAACCCTGCTGGACGTGAAGATTAGACCGTCTATGGGTGTTCGTAAGGCTCAGGCAGAGCGTCATAGTCTGTTTAGCGGCGACACGGCAAAGAGTACCAGCGCAGAGGATTTCAAGGCGTTGGCACAGAAGATTGTAGAGGGGGATAACAATGAGACTGATTGACGGCGAAATCGTTCAGAGTGAGATTTCTGGCTATTGGGCTGGAGCTAAAAGCAAGGAAGAAAAAGACGCATATATGGACGCTCTTGTGGTAGTTATGGACACAGCAGAGTTTCAAAAATGGACACCAACAAACTATGAATGGGATTTACCAAAAGAGAAGAAAGAAGTTTTGTTGGCTGACAAAGATGGAAGCGTTTATATTGGATATTATTGGAAAGGGTTATGGTGGAACAATCGGGGAATTGTAAAACAGTTCAAGCCTGGAGAAATTGAATACTGGATGCCAATTCGTGAGCTTCCGAAGAAAGTGGAGGAAATGTGAAATGAAGTCAACCAGCAAAAAATCAACAGGTTTGCTTGGCGGGTTTGATTTTCAGCCTATTTTTTCGGAGCAGGCATTAAGCCGAAGTGAGCCAAAGGAAGAAGAAGTAAGCCAAACAAAGCCGAACGAAGCCGAACAAGCACCGATTAAGCCCAGTGAAGCCACAGACAGCCATGCACAGCCCGATGAAGCACAGTTAAGCGATATTAAGCCGAAGCAAGCCAAAGACAGCAAAACACAGCCAAACAATGCCGTAGTAAGCGAAAGTAAGCCGAAGAAGCTGAAACAGGCGAAAGAAGTTCAACGTCTTATCGAACAAGGCGATGTGCCCGGCGCACTTGCCGAAGCTGGTTTGACAAGGAAAAAAATCCCGATGCCGGAATCGCATCAAGGCGTTGCAAGTGGTGATGGCAAGCGTTCAAAGCGCATTACCATCCTTATGAGCGAGGAAGAGCGCAAGTACATCAACCGTGAAGCCAGACGGCACGGAATGACGATTGGACAGTTCGTGTACGCTCTGGCTGTTGCGGCGGCAGAGGGGAAGATTGAACTAGAGGATTTCTTGGAGGATTAAGGGGGTTCTAAAACGGAACGCCCTGCTGTATCACATCTTGTGGTATTAGGTGTTGACTTTTGTACGGACATATAGTACAATGTTTGTACGGACAAAAAGTGAGGTGTTGGTATGTGTCCGCGTTTGGGTCGCCCTACTGATAGCAAAAAGACTGAACGGTTTGAAGTTCGATTGACCCCAGAGGAAATGAAAGAAGTGCAGGAATGCGCTGAAAAAATGGGGATAACGAAAACGGAAGTTGTTAAACGTGGGATTCAGCTTGTTGCTGAAAAGGCGAGTGAAGAATAAAAAAATAAGGCATTGACCGCTCCCTGCAAAAGAATAGTCAACGCCTTATTCAACACCAGAGATTGCTCTCGGATAAATCCATTATATCATCCGAAGCGACCTCTTACAAGCCGTTTTCGGGTAAAACCATGAACATTCCAGCAACGAAAGAAGAAATTCTTGAAAACTTCAAGAAAAACAGCAATGGTCGTCCGCTCAATAAGGATGATTACGAGATTGCGGAAGCGTTATCTCGAATCACTTACAAGGCGTATGAAGCCGGCATGGAAGATGCCAAACAGTTGAATATGGAGGATATGATGGATAACAAGAGATGTAACGCACTTCACGTTTTCAAGAACAAGACCTTTGGCCAGCTTCGCACGATTGAAGAAGATGGAAAGATTCTTTTCTGTGCTTCTGACGTGGCAAAGGCTCTTGGGTACGTTCGCCCCGCAGATGCTATTACGCAGCACTGCAAGGGGTCGGTGAAACGCCGAGTCCTTACAAAAGGTGGCGAGCAGGAAGTGAAATTCATTCCAGAGGGCGATGTTTATAGACTTATCGTTGGTAGCAGACTCCCTAGTGCAGAAAAATTTGAAAGTTGGGTTTTTGATGACGTTCTTCCGTCTCTCCGAAAGGATGGCTATTACAGCCTTGCCCCGCAGGAAAACAAGCCCGACACGCAGGGCGATGCAATCTTGCAAGTGCTGATGAAGAACACGGAAGTCCTGCAAGCCATCGTTCAGCAGAACCAGCAGATTATGATTGCTCTTACCAACCTGTCTGTCAACGATGCAAAGCGCACGATGGAGATTCAGCCTTACGCTTCCCATCAGGGGCAAAAGTGTGACGGAAAACGTAGCAAGCGAATCACAATCCTTATGAGCGACAGCGAGCGGACTTTTGTTACGAGAGAAGCACGCAAGCACGGATTCACGGCAGGGGAGTACATCTACAATCTGTCCGTTGCGGCATCGAAAAGCCAGATTGACTTAGGCTGAATTGGCGGCTGAATTTTCAGCTCTGATAGTAAATAAAGAGGGGGTCTGCCCAATTTTGGGCACACCCCCTCTTCTGTTTTACTTATCAGCAATGCAATCCCAGTAGAGATACACCTTGCCATCTGCGGCATCTGCGTCCTCAAGGAACGCCTTTGCCATGTCAGCGTAGAAGCCCGGAGTGTCAACGGACTGACGCTTTGCGACCTGACAATAATCCGAGTACATCATGTTCATGACAGCCCAGAAATCGTTCGGGTCACAGGTGATGTTGCGTTGCTTAGCAACGTCCTGCGTCTGTTCCAGCGTCCAGTGACAGCCCTTTGTGCCGTCAGCGTTCACCATGCTGTCGCACCATTCCTCCGCTTCATCGTGGGTGAGGTGCTGGCGTGGCATCTTGATGGAGCGGCTGTCAGCGCCGCCACGTTCGTACTGCCCAGACCGCTTGTCCCAGTCTCCGTTCTGCGAGAAGCCGATTTGCGGCATTCTGCGTCCATTCTCTACGTCAGGATAGCGGGGGATAGGGTAGGGGTCAATGTAGCGGTTTTCCTCCTGCGGATAGTAGGGATAGCGGTCGTTGCCACCTTCCAGCTTACGCAGACGGCGTTCCATCTCACGCTCCCTGCGGTCACGCTCTTCCTCAAGGCGGTCACGCTCCGGCTCACGGTTTTTGTCGTGGTCACGGAGCATCATCATGCGGCGAAAATTAGTCTTGCCCATAATCTACACCTCCTTAAGAAATGGACGCAGGCGCACCTGCGTGAGAGCGGCAGAAGCAGCCAAGATACTTGAACGCGCCGGTGCCGGTCGCAGACGTTGCAACGCGGGTAGCGTAGCGGGTGCGGGTGTGGATGCTTTCAGCGGTTGCCTGAGCGCAGTTGCAGTCGGTCAGAGGGTATGCGGTAGTGCCTGCGCCAATGGTGATGACAACAGGAGCATTAATGGTGGTCGTGTCCGGGATGCTCTGGGCAACTACGATACAATACTTCTCTCCGTTCTGGTATGCGCCAGCAGGAATGTTGATGGTCAGCGTGTCATTAGCGAACGTCACCGCATCCGAGATGACGAGGTGCGGGCACAGACGGCAGCTTGTTTTGCAAGCCATAATGTTTTTCCTCCTAAAAAATCAGGGGCAGAGGTGTCTCACCCCTGCCCCGATGGTTCACCCGGTGTTATCGGGGAGTGTGTTGGTTAGCAGCAGCCGCAGCAGTTCACGCCCAAGTTGGGATTCGCCACCTGATAAGCGGGAATCGGACGAGGATTGACCCGGTTCAGGATGGTATCGGTCTGGGCGCTCATCGCGGAGGTCAGAAGCGCATTCTGACGATCCTGAGAAGCGGCGAACTTCAGGCTCTGGTTCTCAGCGGTCAGAGTTGCGATCTTGTCCTGCGTGAAGTAGTCCATCATGGCGCGGTAGTTTGCGTTGCAGTTATCGATAACTGCGCGGGCGTTGTCTGCGATAGCCTGACGGGTAGCGCAGTCCTCCGTTGCGATGGTGTACTTCAGGTCGCCGATCAGCTGCTTGTTCTCGCAGCAGCAAGATGCCAGCTGCGTGGCGAGTGCGGTCTGACCCGCCTGCCGTGCGTTGCCCTCCTGCATGATGGCAAGGCTAATGGCGTTGTCGCCGTTGGACACACTGCGTTCCAGACCGTTCACCAGCTGTGCGTTCTGGTAGCCAAGCTGACAGATGGCGCTGTTCACGCCTGCAAAGCCGTTCGCGATGTTGGTGTTGACGCCGTTCATCTGTGCCAGCTGGTCATAGCCCAGAGAGCAGATACCGCTCTGGATACCCGCCAGAGAGCGGGAGGTATCCTGCTGGTAGAAGCCCTCAGACAGAGCCGCGCGAGTATCTGCGCCGCCCTGCCCGGTTGCGCCAGTGCCAACCAGATAGGGGATGTAGCTGCTCATGCCGTTGTCACCGCCGTTCCGGCCATAGCCGTTTGTGCCCCAGCCAAAGATGATAGCGAGGATGATGACAGCCCACAGACCTTCGTTGCCGAAAAATCCGCCGTTGTTATTGCCGCCGTCCTGCCCAGCCAGATAGCCAGTTGCAAAATCGTCCATAACAAAACTCCTTTCAGTTTTGCGTTATGCTATCCCACCGCCGTATGCGATGGGCGAAGCCAAACAAAAGCGGTTTTTGTCAAGTCCGCAAAACTGAGAAGCGTTTCGCTTAGAGGGATGCGTTATCGGGGCAGCGTCAGGTTCAGGGCGCTTGCCAGCTGGTTCAGGTCGACGCCGCGCTCTTTGGCGAGGTTCTGCGCCATTGTTCGGAGCTGTGCTTCGTTCTTGCCCTGAATCAGGTTCAAGCCCTGCATGATAGGAGCATTCTGCCCGCTCAACTGCTGGATAAGCCCCATGGGGTTCTGCCCGGCACGAGCCAGATTTGCAAGCTGCATGATAGGGCTGTGAGTAATCATATCAAACGGAGAGGACATTATTTATTCTCCTTTCTTCGCTGCGGCAGTGGGCTTGGAAAAGCTCTTTTGCCACTTTTCCAGTTCATCCAGCCGGTGCACAAGGGCGTTGTACTGCTCAATAGGCACATACTGCTGTGTCGGTGCAGCGGTCTGCTGTGCCTGCTGCGCCTGCATCTGCCGCCATGCTTCCGGGCTGTAGAACTCCTGTACATAGGATTCGCAAGTGTCCGGGTTAAGCCGCTTGCAGTAGATCACGCCGCTGCGCAAGTCCGGGCAGTAGGTCGGTCTTCCGTATAGGTCAGACGGAATTGCCAAAAATTCTTCTCTGCTGGAAACAGGTCTGCCAAGCAACCAACCGCCATCTTGTGCCGACTGCTGAACAGGCTGTTGCCCATTCATCGGCTGCGGACGCTGCGGCTGCGCCTGTTGCATCTGCGTACTCGGTAGGGGAGTGGCAAACCCAACTGTTCCCATGCCGCCGTAAGGATTGACAGGCTGCTGCGGAACGTAGGGCGCCCCGGGTGTCGGATAATAGCTCATAATACATCCCTCCTTGTGCTCCAAGTGTACCGCATCGACAAAAAGTGAAGGACAACGAAGGTACAACGAAGGACAAAAAAGAAAAGCGCCCACACGGCACAAAGCCGCATGAGCGCTTGGGTTTGAGCTGTTATTTTGTATGTGCCTGCAAAAATTCTTCGACTGCCTGCTTTAATACGGCATTTGGGGTCGTCCCGGCCTCTGCGCACGCCGCCTTAAACTTTTCCGCGTAGCCCTTTTTTACGCGGCAGGCCAAGCTTGTCATATTTTCTTTGTCCCATTTGGCATTGGATGCCTTTTTCTTTTCAGAAATCATAAAAATACCTCCCGTTTCATTTGCCTTAGTATAGCAAAAAACAGCACTGTTTACAATTTCAAATGTGCACAAGATGGCACTATAAACATTGTCGAAAATGCCGATTTACATACACTGTAAATAGTGCTATACTATAATCACAGCAAGGGAGACAAAAAGCTGGCTGAGTATTATAATATGCTATAGCCTTAACCGGATGAAATCCGTGGGCTATATATAACCGAAAGGAAGGTTTACATTATGGATAAAATTAAAAAACCCTATCTCATCACGGAAGATGGTGTAAGCCACTATGACGAGTTCTTAACTACGTTAAGTGGACAGCTTACCTCCATACCGTCTCCGCTGATGCCAGACAGGAAGCCGCTGGTCAACATCGACTACCCCGAAGGCAGAGTATACTCCGTCACCCTGCAGGAAAAGGGAGAGCTTGGCGCAGAAGCCACCGTCCGCTTTGCCACTTATGAAGAAGCAAGAACCTTCTTCAATCGCGCTTCTCTCCACTGCAAGACAATCAGGGAAGCGCTTGCATAAAGAAACCCCCGGTGTCCACTGTGGACACCGGGGGTTTTCAAATATCCACCCTAATGCGCTTCTTCGAGAGGCCGGGTGGATTTCGTTGGTTTGATTTTATCACACATCCAGCATTTTTGCAATGCCTTTCAGCCGGTAGCCTATCGCCGTCCGGCTGTAATGTGTCTGCGCTGCAATGTCCGGCAGCGGGAGCCGCTCAACGTATCGCAGTAAGGCTATCTTACGGTCTACCCTCCCAAGCGGTGCGCTTTTAATGGCGGCGATCATCCTCTGTCGGTCAAGTCCTTGCAGCGCAGCGGGCAGCACTACGCGAGCCGCCGCCACAGGCAGCACCGAGCCAAAAAGGCTGCGGCAGCTCTCCGGCGTTGCGCACTCGAGCGGTTACGGCGCGGAGATGTCCCATTTTGCCGCCGTTGGCAAAATGGTCACACACTGCGGGCCACAAAATCGGGTACGCACGCCGATCATAATAATAGCGCGGCGTTTGCTCGTATGTAGTGCTTGCCATGATAACCTCCTTACTGCTTTTCCAGCGCCGCCCGGGCGCGGTCAAAGAAAAACTGAATAACGGTGCCGATGGTCTCATCGGTGATGGCCCAGCTGATGAGCCTGCCGTATTTGCTGGTACTCAGGGCGGCCCGGAGCATCTTGACGACCCACGCCTTGCGCTCTGCGCCGCGTTTAGTCCCCTGAATCTCCTGCTCTGCCTGCTCGATGAGGTCCAGCACCAGCGGCTTTACCGCTGCACCATAGCCCAGCCGGATGCAGCCCAGGGCGTAAAAGATAAAGCCGCCCAGCATGAGCACGAGGGCCGCAGGGGCGGGGATAAGGTCAAAAAACTTAGTTGCCAGTGCTACCATGATTGGTCACTCCTTTTAACAGATAATTGTCGATGTCGGTGCGGCTCTTTTGCATCCCCTCGCGGTTGTTGCCGGAGAGCTGCGCGTCCAGCAGATTGCGCACCCCGTCGAGGGTCAGACGGCTTACCTCGTCTATCCCATCAAAGCGGGTCAGGTCGCGCTTGAGGGCTGCGCTGTGCTGTGCGTAGCCGGTCTCGACGTCGCTGAGCCGCCGCTCGATGTCGTCTAGACGCTTGTTTTGCTCTTCGTCGGGGGCTTGCGCCTTTTTGATGTACTTGTGGATGATGTCCAGCACCTTGTCGATGGTGATGGCCGCAGCGCACAAGCTGCCCAGGACGCCCAGCACCCACAGCAAAGCTTCTTTTTCGCTCATGCGCCCTCCCGGAGACGGGTCAGGCCCTTCTTTTCGATGATGCGGGGGTAGTTGAGGGTAGTGACGTTGAGGTCTACGTCGCCGGAGATGCCCGGCACGCGGCCCTTGCTGGTGTGCTGGTGGGAGTTGTACTTAAAGGTGACAGCAGGCGGCTTGCCCGTATAGTCGGCCAGCCAAACGTCATAAGGACTCAGCGCCGCGCCGCCCATGTAAAGGCGGGTGTTGGCGAAGCTGGTGTAGGTGTAGAGCTGGGCGTAAAAGCCCATTGCCTCGATACGGGCCAGAGCGTAGGCTGTCAGGTCAGTCAAAGCCTGTCGGCCAAGCTGTTTGAGCTCGTTGTCCTCCACGTCCACAGCCACCGGCAGAGTCAGCTCTTTGCCGCGCAGAGCCTCTGCCAGCAGAGCCAGCTCTTTGTCTGCGCCGGTGTGGCTGATAGCATAGCTGTAGTAGTAGACACCCACGTCCAGCCCGGCAGCTTTGGCGTTGCGGTAGTTGGTCTCAAAGGTCGGGTCGATATACAGGCCGTCCGACCGCTTGGAGAGTTTGCGGTTGGTGCTCACCGTCTTGAGCATGGCCCCCTTGTAACCCGCCGCTTTGACCTTGCGCCAGCCGTCGAGGGTGATTTTACCCTGATACCGGCTCACGTCGATGTAGCGGTAGGGCGGTGCGCCCTCCCACCCGGGAGGAGCAGCGCTCTGGGTGTCCACAGTGGACACTTTTTCAGGAGCGGGGGCGTCCGGCTCCTCTGCATTGTCTCCAGCCGCGTGGGAAAGGGCTGCCAGCAGCTTGAAAATAAACTCAAAAAATGCTTTCATTCCGCGCCGCCTTACTGCCCGAGGGCTTCTTTGATAGCTTCCAGGTCGTCAGCGGTCAGGGCGGGGTAATCCGCCGCGATGTCCTCAAAGGCTTCGCCGTTGTTCAGCCGGATGCGGAACGCCCGCACCATGATGCGGAGTTTCAGGTTGTTCAGCGTCTTCATATTTTAGCCTCCAATCAAATCAGCCATCATGAGCACAAGGTCGTCGTTCGCCGCTTCCAACGATGTGAAGCGTTTTTCTGCTTTGGCTTTAGCGGCTTCGCCCTCTGGAATTTCCCGCAAGATAAACTGCCACGTTCCGTCCGGGGTGTCAGCAGGCTGCATGATTTGCACAAGCTCTGCATCGTGCAGGGTGTCCGGGTAAGCACACTCGGTCATATCGCCATCGCTGGCGGCAATGTGGACTTCCGACAGCTTTCCGTCGAACATGCTCCTAGTAATCTCCGTGGGAGAGTGGAACGTGTTTGCGCCGTTGTTCAGGGTCAGCTTTTCGAGCTTTGTCCCATCAGCCAGCGTAACCGCCCATGTTCTTATTTCTTTTTCCATGTGATGTCCTTTCCTTTTGGGTTGTTTCAATCCTGCGGTACAAGCCCGCAGGATGTTCGATCAGCCGATCAGCCCGACGACGGGACGAACGCCACCGGCGTTGCTGGCAAGGTTGCAGTCCGCAACGCCGGTGCCGGAGACACGCGCGAAACTGGCTGCCGAGACGACGTCTCGCAGCCAATACCAGTGCCCGTTACAGATCAGCCACGGGGCAAGGTGGAACAAAGGCAGCTGCGATTTGTCGATGGTGTAGTTACGGCAGGTGCTCAACGGGTCAGTGCCGTCCGGCATGGGGCTGAACTGTCTGCCACCATAGACCATGTTCTCGTCCATCAGCTCCACCGTGCTGTCGTACCCGTCGGAGCCAGTGGGCTTTCCGTTGGTGACGGCATTCACCAGATGCTGCCTATGGCTCAGGATGTGCGCGGAGCCAAACGCGCTGTTGATGGTGGTCTTTGCCTGCGTCAGACCGTTTTTGTACAGGTCAGAGCCAACATAGCCGCCCTTGGTCGTGTTGGTCGAATTGAACTTGTAGGTGTACAGATTGTTCCGCGGGATGACCACGACATGGTGCTTGGTACAAGGCGTGTCGCCGGTGCTCAACCAGTAGTCAAAAGCGACGATGATGTAGTCCACGCCGTTGATAGTCCAGTAGTCGCCAAGGAACAGCCCATCGAAGGTGCCATTTTGAATAGCGGCCCACTGCTCGCTCGTGACGCTGGTGCCGAGGTATTTGAACCGAGGCAAGCAGTTTTTTAGCGCTGCGGCGCTTCCGCTCGTCAGAGCTCCCCGATTAAAGTAGCCCTCTAGCAGGTCGTTCAGAGTTGCCCGGTCTGTCTGGTTTCCTGCCACCACAGGGAGGAGATTGCTGGCCGGGTTCACATTTTTTGCCGAAAGGCTCGGCAGTTCCGTAATTTTTGCCATAGGTTCGCTTCCTTTCTTTTATTACAGGTCATGCGCTGGCACAACCAGATACCAAAGCTACGCACTCAAGCGCCGCTCCCGATTCCGTGGTCAGGCCGACCCCACTTTCGGTGCTCAGGCTCACGGTGCGCTCCTTCAGGCAACTGTTGACCAGCGCCGACAGTAAAAACGCATCCGCTTCATGCTGTTTACGCAGGGCATCCAGCTCAAATTGTAAGGAACGGATGACCACGAAGGAATCCTGGAGCTTTGTCTGCATTTCCGTGTATTCATCGGGGATGGAGGCCAGAACTCTTTCCGCTGCTTCCTCGCTGGCTTTTGCAACCTTTTCGCTGGACGAAGCTGCTTTTTCGCTAGCCAAAGCCTTACTTGCGCTCGCACCTGCTGCCTTTGCATCGTTCGATGCAGCGCTTGCGCTGGAAGATGCAGCAGATGCGCTTTTTCCGGCCGCAGCTTCACTGGCTTTTGCGTTCGCTTCCGAAGAAGAAGCCAAAGCGGCACTTCGTTCTGCGGCGGCTCTGGCCACATCTGCGCCAGCAACATCTGAAAGAGTGTTCAGTGTGTTGGCGTTCATGGGAGTGCCTTCCACGATGGGCTCATCATTTCGGACAAGAGTGACGACCTCAGACGTGCCGTCTGACTTTTTCATAGTCCAACGGCCCGGGTATTTTGCTTTTCGGTCAATAAACTGCATAGTAAGGTTCACCTCCACAAATTGGCTCAGAGCAGTAAAGCGTGTAATCTTTTGCTATACTTTCGATGTCAGAAAGTATCTTTTCGACCTGATTTATCACACCAAATTTCATAGAAAGGGATTCCGGCACATCCGGAGTAAAGCTTGTTCCGCTACATTTTGAGCGAATGGCTTTCACGCTGGCTATCCAACGATTGGCGTCCTCTGTGGTAAGATAGCTGTTCGGCCCCCATTCGGGAGTAGACGTTCCGTTGAAAGTGATTGTTCCAGAAAAAATCATTTTGGTGTCATCGCCATAGTAGGCGCTGCCATGTGCAATGTCGATGTAGTCGTTTGCTACGACCCAAGATGGCTCGACAGAGGGCGGGTAGAAGTTGTTGGCTGCGGCGAAATAGAGCTGGTATTCGACGCCCTTTTCCAGCGCGATGCTGCCCATGTCCAGCACTACATCGTTGTAGCCGCGGACAAGGTCGATGGACTTGTCTGCCAGGGCGGTCGTGGTGCCGTACTTGCGCAGGACGGTGCGCATTTTTCCCGGCATATAGCCCTTGACGCGGAATCCCAGCGAGCGGAGCGGCAGGCCCGCTTTCTTAACAGTCAGCGGCATGAAAAACTCGGACTTGGCGGGATAAGTATCCCATGCAGGGATTTTTCCGGAAGTATTAAGCGCCGTCACGACCGAAATCGGGTCGATAGGAAGTTTCGCTCCGACAATGTCAGCAAGCTCTTTCATGCCTTGTTCGATTCGTGCATAGTCAGTGTAACTAAGCGCTCCTTTCATACCGGAGGCCCATTCCTGCTGTTCAGCCGTTGTCCATGTGCCGGTTCTGGCTTTGGCTGTTAGCTCTTTTACGCGGTCAACATCCGCCTGTGTGCGGTCTGTTATCCACTTTGCCATACAATTACCTCTTAAAAAATCAGCTTGCCGTCAGCGTCAATGGAAAGAGACTTCGGGACGGTAAATGCGGGGTGAACGACATTGTCATACTTACGAGGACCTTCGTCATTCGTAGCGTAAGAAATCGTCTCTGCGTTAGCATTCACTTGTAACATAGAATCATACACAGCGTATGCGTCTACAAGTTTGCTGACCAACAGAGGTCGCCAGTACTTGTTTGCGCTTGAGCTTGTGCCAGCAATATCATAGAGCATCTGAAGCGAGTACAGGTAGGGAGTTCTTGTCCAGATGGAACGCCCTCTCTCAGAACCTTCTATGTCGGAGGCAAGCATTGCTTTCAGGATTTTGGATGCATTCTGCAATGGAGTGCCTTCGTTGTGCTTATAACTCGGGCTGCTAGTTGTCCAATTCGGAGCATCAGAACCTTCCGTGTCGTATCCAAACTCATGGTTGGAAAGAAGGAAAACACTTTCGGCCATCGTGGATACCCTGCTGCTACCAGAGTTACAGTAAGAATCGGAGAAGCCCGGGGTGTAGTAGATGGTTGTCTTGTTGATAGCTTGCTTTTGAGCATAACTGAACGAGTTGAAGTAGTCGTTGTTGAGCCAGCTGTTTACGCTGCTGCTGGCGTAAGTAGACCATGTAGAATCCCAAGCCATAATAGCCGCGTAGTGTTTTCGAACCAGAAGAGTTCGTCCGGCTCCGTTTAGCTCGCTTTCGTAGTCGTGCTTCGCAACGATGAACTCAGCCACGTTGCCGCCCTCGTCCATAAGAACGGTGTCGCCCTCTGCAACATCAAACAGGTTGTACGATGTTGTAATGAAAGAACATTTCGCGGAGACGTTGCCCACAAAAGCAGTGACAACAGCCTTGCCCGGGGAGTTCCACTTGACTTGACAAGTGGATTTTCCCTGTGCGTTTGTCAGAACATGAAGGGAGACAATTCCTTCGGGAGAAGCTGCCCAGTTGATTTTAGGAGAATCAATGGTAGCGGGGGATAGGGTAGCGGAAAGAACAACGGAATCACCCCAGTCAAGCTGTTCGCTGACATGGTCAAGAGACAAAGCCTGAGCATCTGCCATCATGTACCCCTCTACAGTACCTTTGAAGCACCCATTGAAGGTGTATTTTGCATTAGTCACCAGCAAAACAGCGTCGTAATTGAACTGATGGTGAATCTTTACCATATCAAGAGCGTCAACGATAGGGCTTGCCCGATAAGTAAGAGAAGCCTTGCGGCGATTAGAAAGGACTCCATAAGACTCCGTAAGGGCATTTCTGGATTTTGCAAGGATGTCCTTTGTGAGCATAACATTGCTCAGAGTCTGACTCACGCCTTTGCCCGAAGGGTTTTCGGGATAAGCGTAGGTAACGCCACCTGCGGTGGTCACTACATTGAGCATATTTTGAGCAAAGGTGATTTCCGGCCAAGAATAATTGTTCAGCACCGGAATATCCAATACCGAGTCAGAGGCGACAGAACCGTACACACGGTTAATCTTTATTACGCCATCGCGAGTCTGGTACAGAGCCATTCCGGCCGCATTGGCCGCAAGCTGCAAAATATCGGAATTGTGATAAGCAGACCCATCGCTCGTGATGTCAGTGGAGTAGTCTTTCAGTTCATCAGAGATTTCCGCTGTGATTCCATCTGCTTCGAGCTGCTCCAGTGCATCATAGCACATCTCATAGAGCGTGCCGTATTTTCTTCCGGTGTACTTCGTGCTGGACAGATATAGGAAAGCGTCTCGCGCCTGAAAGGACGCTTCAATGCTGTTGGCGGGGACGCTCCACTCTGACAGGAAGAACATTCCTCCGCTCACCCATTCGGTCTTCCCGTCAACATCCATTCCATAACGAACAGTGACAGGTTGGCGCTCATAGATGTACTTGTAAATCCCTTGAGGGTTCACAGAGTCCCATGTACGGTCGCTGTTATCGAGGCTAAAGGAAATCGACTCCTGAGAAAGCTGACCGGAGATAGGGTCTCTTGCGGAAGAATGGCTGTAGGACAAGATTTTGGTCTTGTCAAACACCAGATACCTTCCGATTTTCACTTGCTCGACCCTTACTCGGCGGTTAGGGAGACACCACTTCAGCACCTCAATCTCTACGGCATCAAACCCAGAAAGCTCTACATCAACATCAGAACGGACGGATTTGTTTCCGTTTACGGTCACAGTTTTTAACCTGTTAGTCCCAAGATATGCGCTGACCGAAAAATCTGTAGCGTATTCTTCAAATACCGTAGACCAGCAAATTGAAACGCCGGGAATCGAGGACTTGCTCTCACTCGGAAGCTCAAGCCGGATAACAGGATGGTTTGAATCGTCAAAAATCTTGGCGCTCAAAAAACCCGTAGTTCCATACGGAGGGGAAGAAGAAACAATGGCGCAACTTCCGTCAAGAACAGTGAGATTAAGTTCTCCTGTGGAATACCTCGAAATGGAAGCGTTATTGGAAAGCGCAATACTGTGAAAGGTAGAGAATGGGGCTGCCGATGACGTGACGATGGTAGCTTTTTTGTTGATACCCGGTTCAGTAATTCCACAGGTAATCTCTACAAAAGATTCCGGGACAAGGGTTTCGTTAAATTTTTCTTTCCACTTATCGGAGACTTCAACCATGCGTCATACCTCCACAAGAGAAAGTTTGCACCCTGTCCATCCCATCACGCCACCGGTTTTCGGCCCTCTACGCCACATGCCGCCGGTGCGGTCGGAGACATACATCTGACGGGTGGTATAACCAGCTGTGGCTTGGTTATAGAATTTAACAGTGCAGTAAAAATTCGTGGTAAAAAGGCTCAAGATGTCGGCCCACTGCCGTGCGGTGAGGTAGTTCCATGACATGGAGACCTTTGCTACATCATGCCGCACGACAGAACCAACAACCTTGCCCTGAACATTTCGGCCAGAGTCCACAATCGTACTAGTCGTTCCCTCATAAGAGGAGGGTTCCGGCAGCTCTACGCCATTCACCGTAACCAGTGCAGGAATATTGGCCATCTGAACCATCCTTTCTTAGTAAGAGTAAACTTCAGTACCCATAATAGACACGCCACGTTCTTTCTGGGTCTTTTCAACAGAAGCGGTGAGCTGCTTGCCGTCAAGGTACACTCTCACATCTCTTCCATCAGAGATTTCCTCTCCATACCGCTGCCAGATGTCGAGGAATGCGTTGTAGCAGCCGTTGTACACAGCATCTCTCATCTCTTCGGAGTTTCCTCCGGCCGCAGAATAAGTTCCGCTGTAAGAAGAGCTAGACGTCGAGGAATTATAGCTGGAGCTTCCGACGTACTGAGATGTATCGCTGTAACTACCGGTAGAATGGCTACCGCCAAGTTTCGATACGATTCCAGCGATTGCAATACCAAGGGTAGCGGCAGCAGCAAGGGCTACGATGCCAGCTGGAATGCCAAAAATCGTAGCATTGAGGGCAGCACCCACAGCAGAAAGCATTCCTGCCACTGCGGTTCCGATGGTGCTTACCAGACTTGCAAACCCGGCAAAAATCGTCGGGAAAGAGCTGAGTAAACCACCAGAGAGCGCCGCACTGATGGCTTTAGCTGCCGTTGCGAGAGGAGACTTCACGTTTCCGAAAGCCTGCGTAATGCCGGAAAGCATCGTCTGAGTTTCAGTGGAAACCTTTCCAAAGTTTTGGGTCAGATTGTTCACCAGATTTTTCCCAATGGTAGCAGCGGTGTTTAGCAGAGAAGAAGCTTGGCTTTTCAATTCTTTGCTTAGTCTGCTTACAAGGTCGCTTGCAACGGACTTGGCGCGTTTACGCTGCTCATCACCCATAGCGCCCCAAATGCCAGCGGCAATGGTAGTGCCGACCGTTTTCCAATCCCCACTCTGAGCGGCCTGAATGAAAGTTTGTACCGTACCGAAGAAGTTGGTTTTGAGGTTGTTATCGAGTTCGGCCCACTTAGAGTCTAGCCCGGAAATGATGCCGTTGACGTAGCTTGTGCCGCAGTCAATGCCATAGTTCGCCATCTCTTCTCCCTTGAGCTTGGTGGCGTCTACGAGTTTATTCATAGCATCGTTGACGTAGCCGAGAGCGCCGGTGATGCCGTTAGCAAGGCCCTGAACAATGTAGCTACCATAATCAAAGAACACCTTAGAAGGAGAGTGGATGTCCAAATCGCCAGTGAACTTGTCAAGAATAGCTTTTGCCAGACCACCAACTGTTTTCTTAGCGGTTTCAATGCCTTGATTGATACCTTTAATAAGACCGTCCACAATATTTTTGCCGATACTCAAAAGGCTGAAATTATCAAACGTGCTTTTAATTGCAGAAAGAATTTTCTTAGTGGTTTCGGTTACACTAGAAATAGCGTCCGTAATGCCTTTTTCCAATCCTGCGATAATGTAGCCGCCTTGTTCGGCCATTACGGTGGATGGGGAATTGATTCCAAAGGCAGACTTAAAGCCATTGATGAATGGATTGAACACATTTTCGACAATCCAAGAAGCAACATTCGTGATTGCGTCTTGAATGCCATAATAAATGCCGTAGACAATATTCAGGCCAACATTATTGAACGGCCCCTCTGCCACTTTCTTTTCAAAATAATCGGCAATTCGAGAAACTAGACCGCCCATGAAGTCGAGTGCTTCAATGAACGCTTCGCCAAAGAAACGACCGATGGCTTGAGCTAGACCGGCCCAATCTACAGAAGTAACGGCTCTAATAGCAAAGTCAACGAGGTCTTGACCGAGCTGGTAAGAGTCTGTGCCAGCCAAGAAATCAGAAACAGCGTTAATGCTATCAGTAATAAAGTTGAAAAAAACTCTTGCAAGCTTTTCAATCTCAACATTTTGAAGAGCATCGGAAAGCTTATCAGTTAATTGCTTCCCAACGCCAATCCAATCTACTGTTGCTATCCAATCTGAAAGTTCGTGAAAAAATCCAGAAAAGCCATCAATAAAGGCGTTAAGCATAGATGTCCAGTCAAGCTGAGACAGAAAACCGCCAAGAAGCTCAAACTCAATGATGAATTTGTCCGCAAGCAATCGGCCAAACAAGTCCCAGTCTACAGAATCTACAAGTCCGTTAACGCCATCTGCAAAAAACGCTCCAAGCGAGGCCCAATCAATGGAATGGATGGCATCATAAATCATGCCCATAAGTTTATTTAGTTGTTCACCGATTTGGGTTCCGATTTGGAAAGAATTAAGAGATTTTAACTTCTCCTTAATTTCGTCAACAGCACTTCCAGCATAATCTTTGAACATATCATACTGAGAGAGGTCAACATCACCAAGTAAATTACCAGTAGCACCGCCGCTGCCGGAGCCGGAAGAACCGGAGTTTTGCGAAGGGTCAATGATGTTTAGTTCATCAAAACCCATCGTGTAATCTTTAGCCGCTTTCGCTGCTGCTTTCGTAGCATCGGCAGTGTCATCCATAGCATCGGTCACGCCACCAATATCTTTTTGTGTTTTGCTAAAATCGGTAAATTCAATTTTCTGCCCAAACACAGATGCAAGCGAAACAACAAATTCTTTGATAAGGTCAACTGCTGCAATCAGAACAGGGAGAATTGCCTTAAATGCAGGATAAAGAAGCTGGCCAACAGCCTTTGCAAGCTGCGAAATTTCAGACTTCAAGATACGTACCATATTGGCAGGGCTACTAATGGTCTGTGCAAGGTTGCCTTGAATGTTCGCAGTCTGCTTCATAATGGCAATGTAACGCAGAACTGCCTTATCTGCCTGAGACAGACTAGAAACCTGTTTGTTAAAGCCCAAAGCAAGAAGTTCTTGCTGTAACCGCGCCTGAGACAGGTCAACGCCTAAGCGTCTAATAGGCTCAAGTTCTCCAGAGATAGCAGAAGCAATCGCGGTAAAGGTAGTAGCAGTATCTTTATTCCAATAGGACGATTCATCATAAGCAAGCTGCGTCAAGTTTTTGGAAAGAATGTACGCTTTATCGCTTGCCAAGCCGAACGAAGTAGCAAGACTTTGAATTGTTGCAATGTTTGTCATCGCTTCTGTAGGGTCGATTCCAAGCAGAGACTCCATTTTATTGATAAGTTCAGTTGCTTGGACGCTTAACTCGCCCATTGCGTTGTTGAACAAGTCTGTCGCTTCGTAGAAATCATTAAACTTTGCAACAGCGTTAGCAAGGTAAGTGGCAATAGCTTTCAGAGAAACTAGCTGTGCTGCACGTTTTTTGATGGTTTCTAACTGGCTTGCCAAGCTCGAAAGACTAGTACTTGCTTTCCAGTTTGCCGAAGAAAAGCGGGTTGTCGAATTGATAGCGCTTTTAATTTTAGACGGAAGCGAAGAGAAAGAACGGCCCGCCTTGTCCAGCTTGGAAGCGAGCGGAGAAATAGCGGATGCCACTTTCTTACAAACTTCAGCAAAATCATCAAGCGTTTTAGAGTCCAGCTTCTTTGTGATGCTTGGGATTTTAGCAATGGAATTGATTGCACTGCTTACGCCACGCAAACTCTTAATGGAAGAATCGCTAATAGAAGAAATAGGGGAAAGGCCGTTCTTCAAGCTGTTCATCTTATTGCCAAGTCCGGAAAAATCCATGTTTCCAAGATTGACGGACGAAATTTTGTTCAAAGCATTAGCAACAGAGCGGATGCCTTTTGCGCTTTGAGTAAGGTCTACATTAGCAAGACCGTTCATAAAAGACGTGATTTTGCCAAGACCGTCCAGCCCAGTAGATGCGGATTTAAGAGCGGAAATAGAAGCAGATAACTTATCAAGACTACTGCAAACCTTTGCCACGTTGCCTTTCGTCCTCAAATTAGAAATGGCGGTAGCGAGCTTGTCGATATTAAGCTCTGCACCCTGCGATTCCGCAGAAATCTCTACGGATAAGCTCGTAATATCAACATCAGACATCACTACCACCATCACTTTCCATCATAGAGAACATCATTCTCTTGATTCGCTCCTGCGCCTCAACTGCGCGTTGGTATTCATACTCGTCTTTCTCCTTTTGGGTAAGGGGAATCGGTCTATCCATGTACTTGATGGGGCTAGACCCTTTCTTTCGGAACATATTGCCAACCGTAGAGGAAAGCGCAGATGCCATGTAAAAGCCATTTCTCCACGCTTCTGCGTTGGCTCTGCGTTCCCGCAGCTCCTCTGCGTCACGGTAGACCTTCGCTAGCCAGACATCGCCGTACCAGAACTGGTCGTAGGTCATGCCAATGGAGATGTAATAGGCTTCTACATCGTGGAACAGCTTGGAGAAGGAGAATAGCTCCCCCTCTCCGTTTGCCTCCTGAGATTGTGCGGTTACACAATCTCCCACGTTGCGTTTTTTGCGGTCTTGTCCTCAGTGTCAGTTGCCAGCAGGGACTTGGAAGCGTCCATGAACATCTCAAGCAGAACGCCCATCAGGTCTTCCTTATCCTCGATGTGCTGGAACATCTCATCCACGACCTTGCGCTTAATACCCTTGTTCCGCGCGATGAAAGCGCCGTAGAACAGAGCACGGGAGTTTGACAGCAGATTGGTCATCTGGGTGTACTGGCCAATCTGAAAGCCTGCGCGTTCGGTGGCTTCCACGCTGTCACGGGTGAAAGTCAGCTCGTAAGTGTTCTTGCCATCGGGGGAATGAAAATTGATAACCTTAGCAGCCATAATAAATGCTCTCCTTTATAAATAGGGGCAGAACCAAATCAGTTGTTCAGTTCTGCCCGGTTTGATTGATTCGATTTTTGCGGTTTAGCCGCCGTTGACAGTCAGGGCCTCGCTGAACTCAGGCTTCTTGGTGAAGATGCAGTTGATGGTCATTTCCACAACCTCGTCCACGCCAAAGCCGGACAAGCCAACCTGATGCATACCCTGCCAAGTGAAGCCAGAGCCGTCCTGCATCTTCAGGGCGTAATACTTCACGGTGTTGCTCTCGGAAGTCTCATCGTAGCCAGCTTCCTTGACCTTCTTGTAGTCAGTCTTGTTGTAGTTGGCAGTGAAAGACTTGGTATCGCTCTGGATGATGCCAAAGATGTTGACCTGCATGGGGTCAGACAGAGTGGTGGCATCCAGAAGGTTCGGCTCAGAGATCAGGTCGGGCACATCCTTGATGTCGCACAGCTTCGTAAGAGCGGTTGCGCTGTCGCCACAATACAGGGTGGTATTCAGACCGGAGATAGCAGTACTCATAGAATGTTTACCTCCTTAGTTTCGGTAAATCATTCCGTCCTCTCCGATTGTTGCCCCATAGCTGCAATCAATCCGATAGACGGAATTGTTGTACAGCCCATTCAACGGGGCAAACGATTTGCGATAAAATTTCATTGGTTCGAGAATGGAATCCACGATGCCAACGATGGAACGTGCTTCTGCAATGCGCCCGGTGTCCTTATTGGAGTAGACCCGCACACGCAGGGAAACGGCAGCGTACTTGCTGTGACCAGCAGAATCAATGTGCACAGGAAGATTGTTGTTTTCCTCTATCTGCACACACGGAAACTTCTTGACATTGCTGTCATTGATTTCACCAGTAACGAAGATGCCAGGAACTTGCTTTCGCAGCTCCTTAGCAACAACCGTGAAGATAGAATTGAAATAATCAATCAACTATTCCAAACCTCCCTCCACGTTGCTTCAACCTGAGAAGCCATTTCCTCAACAGCCCCCCACATAGCCATAGCTGGCTCGTTGCCGTCAGTGTAATTCAACTGGCCTTTGCCATCCACCTGTTTGACAGGCGTACCAGCATTGCCAGATTCGCCGTAGTAGTACCATCTGCGGTTTGCACCTTGCCCTTTGCCGTAGGAGCCATGCGCACCGACACCGGGCGGTAGTTCACCGCCATATCCGTTGTGATGTGCGCCAGTACCGAACTCGATAAAGGCAACTGCCTTGCCCTCTGCAATGATGGTGCAGGTGTTTCCGTTTTGTTCAACACGGCAAGAGACATCGTTGCTACCAGCATATTCTGCGTTCGCAAAACGAACTTTCGCCACATCAAGTCCTTTATCAGCCAACGCCTTTGCAAACTCCTGTGCCTTTTTGTTCAGGGTGGTCTTGTACTTCTGTATCTGACGTTCCGCATCACGAAGTCCGGCATCGCTCAACCTCACTTTAATTTTCACTTGCAGCCACCTCTTTCAGTGCATATAACGTGTCTGTAATATGCTCTGCGACTTTGACCACAGTGTAATTGAAGGGCTTTGAAACGTCTGTCTGAAACCAGACATGTGTGCCTTCATAAAGCGGTGTGTTATGCTTCCTGCTAGACGAGCTGACAATATAGCTGTAATCCGTGAACGCGCCGAAAGGGTTTGCTTCCGCAGAACCAGTAGGCGGGCTGACGTTCAGCATCAGCTTTGCGGGTTCGCTCCACGATTTGTATGCGGATTCGCCAGTCTCGTTTCCCCACTCGTCCACAACAGGCGTTTTATCGCCGACCGGGTTTGAATACCACAACGGTCGTTTATCCAGCGGGCTTCCATTGAACATCAGCCGATAACACCTACTCTCGGAACCACTTCATTCAACAGGGACTGCGCCACATCGGAGCTTTCCCACACACGAGTAATGCCATTGTTGGTGTAGCTCGTCTGTCCGTTTGCGCCGATGTGGTTGTACAGTTCCGCTGCAATGCGTATCTGCAACGACTGATACTGCGAGGGTAACTCGTCCGGTCTGTTGCCGAAAGGGTAGCCCTGCGCAAATATCTTGTCTTTAGCGAAATCAAGCAGCAGGTCGAAGAGTGAGTAGTCCTCGTCCGTGATTTCACGGTTAAGTGCAGGGGCGATGTACTGCCCCAGCTTGACTGCCGCTTCGGAATACTGGTCTCCCATGCTGCTTTCCTCCTTTCGCCTTAGTAAGCCTTGATGCAGTACACAGCGTCCATGCGCTCAAAGGACGGCAGGACGATTTCGGAGACGTAGATGTTGGTGTTGACAGGATGCACGGTCTGCTCGGTGGTAACAGCAACGCCAGTATTCACAACGGAAACCTGTGCGTTGGAGATGCCAGCCATCAGGTCGGCTTCCTCAGGGGTGGCAACATAGTACATATTGCCCAGAGAACCAGAAGGAGCCAGCACAACATAGCCATCAGGCAAATACTTCTCGGAAGCAGCGGTCTCTTCCGGCTTGAACATCTTGTCATACAGGTGAATGCGGATGCCGGATGCACTTTCGATAACAGAACGTGCTTCGGAATCAACCAGCACAGCGGTGGCGGTCTTCATAACCGTCAGGAACCGGTTCTTGATTTCATCCGCAGCAATCATCTTGTGGAAAGTGTTGGTGTTCATGTAGGCATCGGTGATAATCTCACCAGTGTTTGCCAGCACGGTGTTTGCGGCAGTGGTCATCGTGGCGATGGGGGTTGCAGTGGTAGGAGCATCCCACTTCTCCTTGGTAGCCAGAGCCTTGTAATTGGACTGCTGCCAAGTGCCGTCAGGGTCGTAATCGTAGACATAACTCACGCCGTTGGATTCGATGGAGATGCCGGGCTTGCCAGTCTTAGGAGCCAGAAGCTGCCACACCATTCGCTCAGGCACAATGCGAGCACCTGTAATAAGCTGTGCGGTATCATCGTAGACACGATTGATAACGTCTGCCGCAAACTCCTGATTAGTAGCCAGAACAGAGATAATCTTGCGGCGGTCTTCCTCGTCAATGTGAGTGCCCTCACGGAAGAACGGCATACTGGTCTCGGTCATCTTGATGCCCTGACGAGTACGGAACGTAGCCTTAGTGTCGAACACGCTAGGCTTCAGCGAAACGCCAACGCCCTTGTGACCACGCAGCCACTTCAGTTCCATGCTGATCTTCTTACGGGCAGGGAACAGAGCATCAGAAGCATAGGGCTGCGCATTGGTCGGATCATTCGTCCAGTAGGCGGCAATCGCAGCAGGGGAGAAGATTTCATTCAGATTCAGTGCCATAATTTAGTCCTCCTTACTCGCTCTTTGCGCCAACATCGGTACGGCAGAAAACGGCGGGAACGGCCTTTTTCAGAGCGGCAATATCGTTTGCAGAATAGGTAAAGCCGGACAGCTTTGCCTTGTCCACATCAATAACGCCCTGAATCAGCAGTGCGCCATTGGGGTTGACGGCAGGGTCAACAGTGTGCAGCAGAATGCCAATGGCATCGGTAGCTGCATCAGCAGCACTGGTGCCAGTGGTGGCAGCAGCTTTCAGGCCAGTCTTTGCCATAGGATAGCCAGCCGGAACAGCATTGGTCTCCTTGACGGTAAAGGGAATGGCAACGTAGGTATCAGCAGCCAGAATAGTGCTTTCAGGAGCCGATACCGGAGTAGTGGTATACTTCATGTTTTCCTCCTTAATGGAAAGCGGTCATTGCGTCACTCGATGCCTTATTTGCGTCTGCGCGCTCCTTTGCAAAGCGTTTAGCAAAGGAAACACCTGCGCTATCTGCGCCGTCACCATTGCCATCCGCACCCGGAGGTGTGGGCATATCCTTCAGCAGAGAAGCCTTGTATGCGGTGTCATGGGCAGTCATAAACTCCGACTGGAACTTGAACACTTTGTCCATGTCACCGTCAGCCAGTGCAGATGCAGCCTTGTTAGCAAGTTCAGCGTCATAACCCTGTGCAACGAACTTTTCACGGTAAGATGCAAGGGTCTTTTCCTTGACGAGGTTCTCCTTGTCGGCAGTCAGGGCATCAATCTGCTTCTGCATCTCTGCCAGCTTGTCAGCCTGTTCCTGTGCAGCATTCTCGTCATCGGTACGTTTTGCTTTGAGCTGCTTCTTGTACTCGGCAGCTTCGCCATTGGCTTTCGTCACGGCGTTGCGCAGCTTCTCAACCTCTGCGTTAGGGTCTGCAACTTTTTCAAGCGCAGAAATGATTTCATCGGCGGTCATGCCCTCTTTGTAGGCATCACCAAGCAACACACTGAGTTTCATATCGTTAATTTCCTCCTGCGTTTTTTTACCGTTGCTTCCCTGCAACGCTGCGAAATTTGTATCCCGGCTTCCCTGCCGGAATATGCAAAGGGTTATTCGCCCTCTGTTTCTGTTTCCGTGCTACCGACATTTATTTCGGGAGCATCCTGTTTTGGCTTTTCAATTTGCGGCTTCGGTGCTTTCCCATCTTCGCCCAGCTTGCCGGTAGCAATCAGGAAGGGCTTGCTCATTTCGTAAGCAGCCTGTGGGTCAGGGAACAGGCCTGGCGTAGTGAACGCCAACTGCGGGTCAATCGGCTGCTGAATCATCTGTGCAAAAATCTGAACCTTACTCTGCTGATTGTCGTACTGACGGCGAGGAAGTTTGATGTTGATGTCACTTGCCATCAGCTTAGAACCAGCCGTGTCACGCAGGATTTTCAGCATTACAGACAGGCTTTGGCGTTCCGAGAATTTGAACATATTCTCGTACTGCTGCGCCCTCGCTTCGGTGTGATTCCAGCCGTTTCGGACGATAACTGCGCCCACGTTGTCGGACGTTGCGTTCTCGCTGCCAGTGGCACTAGGCATAGCAGTCAGACTGCGGTACACGTTCAGCATGGAATCAATCAAAATCTGCGTTTGCTGTTGGTTCAGCTCGTTTGCAAGCTGTTTTACATCGGCGGCAAGTCCGGAAGTAGACTTAATTGACATTGCGCCCATAGCCTTAACAGCTTCCAACGCTTCTTTATCAACAAGACAGTTAATAAAGACCATGATGGATTGGATGAACTGTTCTACGCCATCAAGACGATTGCTCTCCAGTAGGTTGATGGCATCCAGAACAGGAATAGCCGGTTCAAACAGACCCATGCGCTCCGGGTTGAGCTTGTATTCGACCATCGGAAGCATCCCCAGAGAATGGCTTTCAGATTTTGTGATCTTGCCGTTGTCGATTTCAAAGTACTGGTTTGGCGTGTACACGCAAATCAGGTCGTTCAGGTCATTCTGATAATTGCGCGGGATATGCAGCACGTTGGCAATCGGCTTGTGACCGATGCCGGAGTTGTAAATCACATACGCCATGTCAGGGTCTGGAACGTCCACCAGCAGGGGTGTTTCGTCCGGGTAGTTGCCGCCATACCCCTTGTCAGGAAGAACGATGCGGTATCCCTGTCCACACTCCAACATCCACTGCCAGAGCCGCCGATCAAGCGCGTCCTTGCCCTCATACTGCAAGGCGTTAGACAGCCGGGCGATTTCCTCACCGTCACCTGTTGCCGTTTCAGACCGCACATAAGAGCAAGGCGTGCCGCTCATGTAACCTGTGTAGAAGCCCACGCATTCATTGGCGTGGTTCTCTACAATGCGGTTGGTGATTTCAGCGTGGTATTCCTTCGTACGGTGGAGAACAGGCTGGCTACCCAAGTAGTAGTTGTGCAGAAAGCGAATCTCGTTCTTATTTAGCAGATGAATAGGCTCCGCCTTGCCCATGACCACTTTCAGCACGTTCTCCCGATTAATTTCCGTCTCCGGCGTTTCAATCGATCTGCGTCCGGTCAGCGGATTATTCAAAAAGCCGCCAACAACCATCTGATACTCAGCCATGTGTTCCTCCTTTCCGTTAAAATCTTCCCATCATTTGCCTGTACTGTTCGGCAAACCGTTCTTGCACAAACAATCTTTCTACGTTAGAACCGTATAAATTATTTATTCCGATAATCGGCTGTTTGTTTATCTGCGCCACTTCCATGCACTCTACCGGGCATTCGTACCCGCTAATAACTACCATGAAAGGAACGTCAGACAGCCAATGTTCAAAAGAATCATAATCAAATTTTCCTTTGTATCCCGTACAACGTGTTTTTTTGTACGGTGGGTCAGCATAAACGATTGAGCCTTCTTGGATTTCAACGTCACGATAATCTTTTTGAGAAAGCGTTATTTTGTCGCAATCATTGAGGTTTTGGATGCTCTGCAATCGTTGAAGATTATTTAAGCTTTGAAGTCTGTCTAGGCTTTCAAGGCGGCAATTCTTTTCATCCACGCAAAACTCTCGCAGAAGCGATGTATCGCCAAACACTCTTGCGTAGTGCAAAGCCTTTTTCCACGGTTCGATCTCTTTTGAATAGAGATAATCTGTTCGATTATTCCCAAAACTCCAACAGAGCGAAACGTAAGGGTCAGAATCTTTCAAACGGTGAAACTCTTCACGGCTAATCCAACGCTTTTCATTGACATACTTGCCATGAACAGCATCCATAAACAACTGCGGTGCATCGCCAATGTCGTTTGCAACGATGTGATTCCATTTGCCAGACAGCAACGCAGCGTGTGTGACCGCACAGCCGCCAGCAAACAGGTCAATCAGTGTGTCGCCAGCAGGTAGATTGGAGATAACCCACTGTGCGATTTTGTTCTTACTGCTACGATACGGCACACCATATCTCACGGTAGGCTCATCCTTTCCGGCAAAATAAAAAGCGCAGCAAGACAAACCTGTTAAGGTCTATCTCACTGCGCCAAAACTGCGCTTCAAAAGCTATTTACTTTTCAGGTGGATGGATGATTTTGACCCATCCTTCTTTTGTGTCCCCTTCGATAACGCCCTTGCATCTGTCGCACTTGAAATGGTATCGTCCGTCTACTTCACCAAGATAGCGATTGCAGCGGACGTTCTTATAGATGGGATTCTGCCTGATACAAGGGCAACAGATTCTAACTAGCATGAGCACTCCTTTCGTTGAATTTCTGGAAACAGGCTGTTTAGCACAGACCTGTCAGAAGCTACTGGGAAACTGTTCGCACTACCAGTCATGCTAGGCTCTGACTTGTCGGGTGTCAAAAGCCACGATTGCCCCGACTGGAGCAAATCGCTGATGGACACAGAAGATGGATTTGAACCACCGACCTTCGGGCTATGAACCCGACGAGCTACAAAACTGCTCCACTCTGTGTCATGTACCCGGCTTGATTCATCGTTGCTCTTTGAAATGGTAAAATGTCACAAAACCCATTTCATCGAGAGCCGGGAATAACGATTGGAGGTTGTAAAAGGAAAATTTCCATGAAAACAGAAGTGAATCGTTGTGCTGCGTAACGGAATCGAACCGTTGCTTGCCAGCCGTGGGGGAGACAGGCTGGCATTCCCCTTACAATTGGAAACGCAACATATAAAGCCCGGTGAAGGCGAAAGAGTGAGAAAACCTCCACCGGTGAAAGGAGGAATATGCTTGTTGACACGCACGCGAGTAAAATGACAAAACCCCGCGTGAAAGCTATTCCTTTAAGGGAAGCTGCAAAACTTCCTGCGTACATTATAAGCCTTGTCAAGTGGTGAAATCAAATAAATAGACCCAGCGAACACAATATATTGTGTTTTTAATCAAAACGGCCTCTTGACAGGCTCAATTTTACTGATTCCGTTGTACAATTCATCGGCAAGCTGTGCCAGACTATCCGGTGCATCATCGTGCGGAACTTTGCCAAGCTGCGTGAACATTGTCACCTGCTCCATGAACGCCTTGTACTCTTTCGACTGGTGCTTCTCGTCAAGGAAATAGAACCGTTTGATGTCCGGCGCATACTGGATGATTCTGGACAGCTTGCTTTGACCACTGGGCGCACGCTGGCTGCGAACGGAGCAGTGATAACCCTGCTGCCGGAGCTGGCTGTCTACAACGTCACAGTATTCATCGCCGCCGTTGTTGGCTTCTCCGCGCACCACATTGATTTTGTGCTGGATGATTTTGCCCACGGCTTCCGGTCTGGTCACGGTCTTGTCGCCGTTATTGAACACAAGGTCAGGGATGAACACAGCATCGCCGTACACATAAGCGATAGGACAGGCGGTGAAGTCACCGCCACCCCATGCAATATCCATGACCATAAGCTTCCGATCGGGCTCACCATCAGGCAGAACGCCGTTAAAGTATCGCAGCTCATCAGCAGGGAACAGCAGACCTTCACGCACATAGGGTTTGCCCATGTACTTTGCCCACCATGTTGCATCATCAATGCTGGCTTTCATATCGGCATAGTAGGCATCGTCAAATCCCACGCCGTAGTCATAATTGAAATTGCTGTGTCCGTTCTCGTCCACAGCCGGAATCACCCGGAATCTGTACTTTGGATTGTCTGCGTACTGGTTTTGGATGCGCCCTAGAGGGTCAAGCACGTTCCAGCGTGTGCCGACCATCAGCTCCAATGCGCCTTGCTTTTTACGGTCTTTTAGCTGGTTCAGATAGGCATCGTACTTGTTGTTCAGACGTTCAACGTTCAGGCTTTCCTCCAAATCCTCGATCAAGTCATCACTGTACAGAACGCCACCTTCGCCAATTTCAACAGCACCAGTCAACGTGCCGCCAATGGAGCGGCACGTTAGGGTTGGAAAACGCTTTTTGCGGTTTAGGTCAACGCTTTCGTCTTTTGCGCTCTTATCTACAAGCTGAACGTCCGGGAAGATTTTGCCCCAGTTATAGGTAACGGGGTCAGTGATGATAGACAGCACTTCGCCGTAGAAGCCATTGGTCAGCTTGTCGGAATGTCCGCTCATAACCGATGCAACGTCCGGGCGGTTGCCCATCAGCCATGTGATAAAGAAAATGCACAGCGTACTCTTGCCCACGCGAGCCGGAAGGCTGACCCCCAAGAAATCTATCCGCTTATAGAACAAGTCCTCTAGGTCGTCTGCCAGCACTTTCAAAACCCTGCGTCTGGGCTGATAGAACTTTTTCTCCGGCGCACGGTTCCATTCAAGGTAGATGCAATAGCTGTCAAACACATCTTTCGCTTCAAACAGGTACGTCCGGCTGATAATATCATAGACCTTTGCCACGTCCTCGCCTGTTTTCATCTTGCCCATCATGGCTGCACAGACAGAGCGCAGTTCGCCAGAGTATTTGTAGGCATCGAACCGCTTGTCTTGCGGCAGAGCGTCCCTCAAGTTCACGACCGCCTGAAACCAGTCCTCATAGACCTGTGCTTCGGTCGGATTCTGCTTCGCATACGCTTTGATGCTGTCAATGATGGCAATGCACTGTTTTGACTGCATAAAAAAATAGGCACCCCCTACCTGAAAATGTAAAGAGTGCCTACAACTGCACAAAAATCAAATATTCGGTTTTATTCTCCCGCCTTGAAATTGTAAATGGGCTTAATGTGTTTTACAATATCAACTGTTGGGGAGATTGCGTTGATAATTTCCTGCGCTGGCTTATATGCCATCGGGCATTCATCCAACGTGGATTCATCGGCTGACGTAGTATAAATTCCGTTCATCTGCTTTTGGTATTCCTCAACACTGAATGCTTTTTTAGCCGCTGTTCTGCTATATAGTCTTCCAGCACCATGCGGAGCAGAGAAATTCCAATCAGGATTGCCCTTGCCAACACAGATAAGGCTTCCGTCTCTCATATTAAGAGGAATAATCAGCTTTTCTCCTTTTCTAGCGGATACAGAGCCTTTTCGGATAATATCATCCGATTCATCAATATAGTTATGAACGGTTTCAAAGAAGGACGCATGGGTCAGCATGGAGTTGATTCCAACGCCGTCTAAAATGGTATGCATAATTCTTGCTCTGTTCATCCTCGCAAACGCCTGACAAATCCGCATATCGTTAAGGTAAGAATCACGTTCTTTCCCTTCAAGATAGCAAAGCTCATTCGGAATATCGGGGAATTGAACATCCAGCTCTTTGATTTTTTTCGAGATTTCCTGTTCACGACCTTGCTTTTTCAGTTCGTCAATCAGGCGATCCGTAGCTTCTTTTCTTTTGTTCTTTCCTTTGATATTAGAAATTGCTACATTTTGATGATACTCTGCAACTTGTTTGCCGAGATTCCTGCTTCCAGTATGGATAACAAGGTACTGATTTCCATCTTCGTCATCGTCCAGTTCGATAAAATGATTACCGCCACCCAAAGTACCCATGCTACGAAGAATCCAGTCAACATTATGCAGGCTGTCTTTACAGTCAAGTTGGTTAAGGAAAGCTCCCGACATTTTCTGCGATTCGTGAACATTCATTCCAGCCGGAACTCGTTCTCTGATTACTTTATCCAACTTTTCCGGGTCGATATGTTCAATTCCGAGTTCAGCAACAAGCATCCCGCAGCCAATGTCCACACCGACAATATTCGGAATGACCTTCTTGCCCAAGTTTGCCGTGAATCCGATGACGCATCCAGAGCCAGCATGAACATCTGGCATAATGCGAATTTTGCATCCGTCAACAAAGCTCTGATTGCAGAGCGTCAAAATCTGCTCAGTTGCCTTATCTTCAATATTGTCCGTGAACACCTTTGCGGAAGCATATTTTCCGTTAATCGTTTTCAATATATTCTCCTTTCTCATTCGGTTTTATTCTTGGTCTCGAACAATGTCAACTGAAAACGCCAGCAAGCACAATGCTAATCAGCCCTGCAACAACGCTGGTCAAAACGCCGCAAGCAAATCCTATCCCACGTTCTTTCCACTGTTCAATCTTTTCTAACTTATGAATTTTCTTATAGTTCCTTGCACGTTCCAACAGCCAGAATGCTGTGTGCTGCGTGTCTCCCCAACGTATCAGACCATCGTTGGCAAGCGATTCAAGAACGAACTGTGCCGTGAAGTCTAGCTTATCTTGCAGGGCTTTTACGGAATAGAATCCATTCGGAAGGTCTGGCTCATAGGTGTTCAGCGTGTCGATCAGATGCTTCATGTTGTCACTGAGTATCACAAAACGCACCTCGCAACCACAGCTACGATGAAGAACCCGGTAAGCAATCCAACGACCGCCCCCGCAAGCCAGTCATACGAGTTTCTGTTGTTCCACTTATCCATAGGCTCTTACTCCTTTCACCTGTTCTGTTCAGCAATCCGATACCATGTCTGGCGGGTAACGCCAAGCTGCTTGGCAGCGTCATTCTTTATATAATGTCGGCTCACGTTTGCCATTACAACCAACTTTCATAATGTAATCAAGATATTGTTTTACCATCGTGCTATCTTCGCAAATGCTGGCATACATAGCCAACTGGATATTCTGCCCTAAGTTTGATTCAGTTGGTTTAATGGTCAATCCTTCATTTTCAAAAATCAGAATGGAATTTGCTAATTTACATCCTTCAACAAAAGCAAACAATTCTTCGTATTTCACAAAATCAAAAATTGAACGCAGCTTTGTTGTTCCATCTTGAACAATCAAATTACCGCCATGAATATTTTCTAGCTTTTCAGTTAAATCCATCTTTTGTTTCTTACTCATATTGATGTTCCTCCAAAAGAATGGTATACTGTGGTTGCACCATTCTTTTTCCTGTTTTGGTTGGTTTGGTGTACTCTTAGCGGTGGCTTGTGGTTGGGCTGCCGCTATTTTTATTTGCGTATCTTTCAGCACGTTCATACCAAGTAGATTTTCCGATGCCAAGCCGCTTGCAGCACTCTTTCACGGTAATTTCGCCTTTTTGCTGTTGTTTTAATAGGCTTTCAAACTGCTGCTCGTCAACTTGCTTTTCCTGTCTGCCAAAGCTACGGCCTGTTCTGGCCGACACTCTTTTGCCATCAACAATAGGCATGGCAGCTATACCCTCTGCCTGACGCTGCTTGGTTTTCTTGCGCTCCTGTTCAGCTACCGCGCCCAAAACCTCAATAAGGATGTTGTTTACCATTTCCAGCACCCATGTCTGGTCTTGGAAGTCAATAAGCGTGGTCGGAATGTCGAGAATGCGAACAATCACGCCTTTTTCTTTGAACCATTGAAGTTCTCGCTTCATTTCGTCTTTGTCACGCCCGAATCGGTCAAATTCCTTAACGATGACTTCATCCCCAGCCTTGACAGTCTCTTTCAATCGTTTATATTGCGGGCGATCAAAGCTGCTGCCTGTCATTTTATCACAAAATACATTCTCATCTGGGATGTCGAACCGATCTCGTGCGATTTTAAGCTGTCTTGCAAGGCTTTGCTCCTTACTAGACACTCTAGCTAAGAAGTAACGCATTTTTTTCACCCATCACTTGATGTCAAACCCATTTTCGACTTTTGTCTCACGAGGGACTACCATAATCTTGTATCCCATAACCCTTAGTGTTTCATCCAGTTTGTTGACACTAATGTTTTTGTGCCTTAGACGTTCATTCAAGGTTTTAAGCGGAATGTCAAGCATATCACTTAACTTCGCTTGGTTCAATTCCTTCAATTTCAAAATTTCCTTTATCGCTTCACTTGCCGTCATTTTTCTTCGCCATCCTTTCTTGATTCTATTATATCAAGATATTTCTGGATGTCAAGATATTTCTGGACTTTCTTTGCTTGCGCTTATATTATATATAAATATACTCTAGTATGTATTTATACATACTAGAGTAGTATAAGGATGTTTACTTAGTTAATCACAATCAGGTAGAAAATTTTCTATAATAAGGAGTAATTCTGCCAAACTTCATTTCCGTAAAACTTTGGGTCTTGACAAGCATATTTTCACGCTTTATACTTGTTTCAGCGAAAGCGAGGTGATAGGCTTGGCAAGACGAGCAGAAACCTCGGAACGTGATAAGCTGCGCATGATAAGCACTCGGCTCACAGAGAGCCAGATCGCAAGCATGGAGAGCAGCGCAAAGGCATTGGGCATCTCAAAGGTCGATGTTATCCGCATGGGTATCGAGTGGGTAGCATCCTACGTTGAGAACATCAAGGCATAAAAAAAAATAAGCTACCAGCCGCAACCACCACGAAGCCACTGATAGCTTATCCACATCACGAAACGAGAACCTGCAACCACCAAGGGGGCAGTCTCCCTTTTCGGAATCTATTATACCAAAAAGGGCTGCTCTCCGCAAGAGTTAGGAGCAAAAAACATGAACTTTCCCACGACAACCGAAGAATTTCTGAAAACCCTCGCCCACGGCAAAGAACCGACCAGCGAGGACATGGAGTACGCAGAAGCGCTGGGTAAGCTGTCCGAACTGAACTACCGGGCAGGGTACGAAGCTGGAGCATCCAAAAATAAGGGCTGAGTTTTGTGCAAAACGTAGAAAGCAGTTTGTCAAGATGAACGAACACTAAATGTAGTGTTTCGTGGGTCTATTTCCGCTTGACTTTACTACATTTTGCGATTACACTTAATGCACCTCAAAGAAAGGAGATAAGAACATGGCAAGAAGCCCCTACATCGAAGCATACCGCCATCAGGTAGCCGTTGGTTTCACTGATCGTCAGTATGAGTTGCTGGTGGAGCACTGCAAGAAGTGCCGCGTATCGCTGTCACAGGCCGTCCGCGATGCCTACCTTGAGAAGTACCCCATGCCCAATGAAAACGAAAAATGATACGCTCGCTAAAGTTTGCAGACCACAGCGAACGTATCATCAAAGCCACTGGAACAAGCTGTTCCAGCCTTATTATAGCAGGAATTGGCTTGTTCCGCAAGAACCATAGGAGTTTTTATGGAACAAAAGGTTAAATATGCTATCAATCTTATTAGCGAAAACGGACAAGTTGTCGTTTCCAGCCGTGAAGTAGCGAAGAACTTTGGAAAAGAGCACAAGCACGTTCTTCGCGACATCGAAAACTTGATGGAAGGAGAGCCCAAAATTGGACTGTCCTCTATGTTCTTCAAATCGGAGTACCTTTCAGTCCAAAACAAAGCGCTACCTGAGTATCTGATGAATCGCGATGGATTTACGCTCCTTGCTATGGGATTTACAGGCAAGGAAGCCCTTGAATGGAAACTCAAGTACATTGATGCTTTCAATCAGATGGAGCAGAAGCTGACCAACCCGGAGCCGGAATCCACAGAGATGCTGTTGAGCCGCGCTCTGATTGCCGCTAACAGTGTTATCGACACGGAACGTAAGAAAGTAAAGGATCTGGAAGCGGAAAACGCCAAGATGAAGCCTGATTCCGACTACGCAAAGGCGATGCTGCTTTCCGATGAAAGCCTGACTACCACGCAGATTGCCATGAACTACGGCATGAGCGCACGAAAGCTGAACCAGATTCTTAGAGGGCTTGGCATCCAACATACTGTGAACAAACAGTGGATTCCTTACCAGAAGTATCTTGGAAACGGATACGTTGTCGGGCATCCGATCGAGCTGCCGAACGGCAAGACGAAAGAGGTCACCCGCTGGACGAGAGCCGGTCAGAAGTTCATTTATAGCAAGCTTAAAGAAGCGGGCTATCTGCCTGTTGGCGAGCAAATCAGAATGGAGACGTGCTGATGGACTACTCGGAAGAAATGTTTCGGCTACAAGCTGAGAATGAAGAGCACAAAGCCGTTTTAGAAAAAAGCCATGAAATCCTTAATCAGGCATTAGAAATCATCATGCCAGAGGATAAGCGGTCAAGAGAAGTTGTAAGTGTAGCGCTAGCAACGTCCGTACAACATTTTTGCGAGGACAGCTATTCAATGGGATACAATGATTGTTTGCTCGACATTCTCAGGGAAAAGGAAGAAGTCAGCGCTCCTATCATGTTTCCAACACTTAAATCGTAAATAGCCCATAAGAAAAGCCAGTGGTTAGAGAACATCTAGCCGCTGGCTTTTTGTGTTATGTGATTATCCTTCTACAAGGTCTGCGATGGCTCCTATTGCTCCTATAAAGCTCATTTTGCATTTCTCCATTTATTTAACTGGCGTTAATAGAATTTCCGTGCTAATCGAAAGTTCGATATGATAACCGTCTTTAACGGTAACATTCTGCCTTTCACCAGCTTTTTCAAATTTAAGCACGTCGCTCACATCATCAGAGTTTGCATCAGACACCACAAATACTGTAGCTTCTTTGTTTTGATTCTCAACTTCGTATGTGCCAGCCGGAACCATGTACCAGATATATTTATAACCACTCTTGTTCGTTTCTTCTTTTCCGTAATCGCCAAGAACTTCATCAACTAGAATAAAAGAGTCGTCCTCTTTCACAGGTTCTTCCGAAGTAGCAGACGAACTTTCGGATTCTGCCTTTGCAGATGATGCAACGGATGATGTTGTTTTTTTGCTTTCATAGCTAGCCGCAGTATTTGTTTTGTTACGAGGGCTTATCAAATCCATAATAAAAGCCAATACGAACATTACCATAAGGATTTTGAACCACAGCCGCTTATAAGCTGGCTTTGGCGGTGTATTCTCTCCACCACACTGTGGACAAGTTTTAGCGGTAGCCGCTATCCTTGCGCCGCAGTGTTTACACTTTACGAGTTTTGCCATTTCACAATGCCCCTTTCTTACGGTCAAGTATAGCACAGATTAGACCGGAAGAGGGGTCTTTTTGTATTTTTCGGAAAATTTGGAGACTTGCACAATCGGATGGGCGTCGTTTTGTGAAGGTGGGGTGGGTATTGGCAAAGAAAGTGCCTTTTTTATTTTGGTCGGAGGAGACGGGACTCACCGCCCCCACCCGGTCCTCTGGCCCCATTCCCCTCAGGTGGCCCCAGCGCACCCGGACAGACTGCACAGCACAGGCAGCAGCGCAGACCGTGCCAGATGCAAGCCAGACCGCCCACAGCAAGCCACGCACCGACACACACGCCCAAATGCTGGACACGCTGCGCAGGGAAATCGGGACGGCGGCGGATGCTGGACTACCTGCAATGTGTCCGGCAAAGTGTACAATTTCGGACATTCAATTTTATCCATATTTATATGGATATATTTTGCTAAAAGCATTGACAATCCATATATATATGGATATAATATAATCAGTCCAGATAAATATGGACTACAACCACAATACCACAAAACAGGAGGACAAAAACCATGAAAACCACATTAAAAGACATCCGTAGCTATGTTACCACCAACGCAGCAGAGGACTTGACCAAAAAGCGTTTTGCAGAGATTGACGCTATCCGCGTTGCAGAATGCGGATTTGAGACCATCGCATACAGCACCGGTATTTACGGGGTTACGGGCGTTCTGGTAAAGGGCAACACCACCGGCAAACTGTATGCCGTCACCGCTCGCACCTCTGCGCTGTTTCAGGTTATGTGATAGGGGGTGCAAAGTATGATTACTCTTGATTTTTCCCAGTGGGCAGCAATCTGGTATGTGGGCGGCATGATCTCCGGCGCCCTCGTTATGATCGCATTTCTCAACAGCTAATAAGGAGGTATAAAAAAATGACGACGTTTGAAGAAAAAGTGAACGCATACCGCGAAAACAAGCGGTTGATTGAAGAGCTTGAAGCAATGAACGACGCTGTAAAGGCTGAAATAATTGATATGATGCACGGCGCGCCGGAAATGGTGCAAGGCACTGCAAAGGCCATTTACAAGGACGTTCAGAGCGTCCGGCTTAATAGCAAGCTACTCAAGACGCTGCACCCGGACGTATATGCAGAGTGTAGTAGCAAAACCAGCTATAAGCGTTTTAGCGTGGTATAAGGGGGGGGGTGTAACAATGAGGACTATTTTTGACAACATCTTGCTAGAGCTGGCCGACTGCGCCAAAACTCACAACAGCATTCAGGCGCAGCGGCTTGAATGTGACATCACAGACAAGTATAACGCCGGGCTTTTATCTTCACACGAATTTCATGCACTTTATGGCGTGGCGTTTAGTATCAGAGAGGAGATTTTTTCAAAATGATATTATCTTGTATCTTGTTCTTCTTCTGGTTTTTCTCGGCGCTGTTTAAGGCATCCAAGTAACACCGATCGGACACTTTAGCGGGGCTGCACCGTAAAGCAACCCCGCCCCAGCCCAAAAGGGCAAAAATATTTTTGCAAGTCCATCTAATGGGGCTTGCAGTGTGGTATAATCAAATCAATATAAGGCGGCAGCCGCCGCAGGAGGTAACATTATGCTTAACAATTACGATTGCGCCCCGGAGATTATTATTAATGCAGTTATCGCCCACAAGGACAACAAACAAGTATGCTTTGGCGTTGTCAGCTCCGCCAGCAACAACACCGGCTCCAACATCGGAGGCGTGGACATCATCACCAAAAACGGTTACACCGGAGTATATGAGCCGGTCGGCGTCCCTTATCGCAAGGCCGTCGCCGTCGAATTGCCGGAGGGCGTCCACTACGGTTATTATACGGTTGCTCCTAACTGCGGTCATAAAATCGGATACTATGCCGACTACCAGAGCAAAGATGGTAACGGTTGTATGGTGTACGTCTCTTGCAATCCTCAGCAGGGCGACACCATAAGCAAACCGGCAACGCCTGACAGTATCGCAACCATCCCGGAGCACGATTACAGCAGCGCCATTGACCGCACTATTGCAGCAGGGTTGACAATGTCCGTGCCTCAGCCGGACGGCTCCCGTAAAATTGTCCCTGTCAAGGTGCTGGCCGTCACTAAGCTGTATGACAACCGCCACCCCGGTTATAATGCATAATAGATACACTTCCACCCTGCCCGCGTGGTGGGGTTTTTCTTTTGCCTTGCATCTGCTGAGGGTGCAGGGCTTTTATTTTGCCATGCTGCAATACAGCCCCATACAAGCGTTTACAGCGCGTTTTGTGCCATTCATGCAAGTTATACCGCCAACACAGCAAAACAGCGCACAGGACTTTACAGGTGCGTTTCCTGAGATTTGTCCCATTCTAACGCCACAGATACCAGACCGACAAAAGCGGCTATAATACCACCTGCGCCACGCTGGAGCGTATCACAGCGCCGCAGCACATCCAGCACATACCAGATACCAGCCGCCACGCCGGACGCTGTACAGGTCAGCACAGACCGCCTATTATAATAAGGTATATAAGGGGAGCGCAAATCATGCCAGCCCGGCGGGGTCAGCTCCTGCCGTGTGTGGATCGCTGGCAAGTGCTGCACCCGGCGCACCTGCTGAGGGGTCAGCGTCTCCACCTATACAGGGTCAGCCCGGCGGTCTGCTGCCCGGCATTGATGGACAGAGAGCAGACTCAACAGCGGGCGGGCGGAACCATTGACGGCTACCGCCGTATCTCTTTTCGGGCTTTCGCCCGATAGCCAATAGAGGTCAGCAATAGTCGTGGCGTTCCAGCCGGAATAGTCGTAGCCAATAGTCGTAGTTTCTCCAATAAAATAGTCGTGGAATAGTCGTAAAGTCGTCAGATGACTAGCTTTTGAAAGTCCTATATATCGTATAGTAACGAGCAGTCCTCTAATAGTCGCAGAGTAATAGTCGTAGCATTTTCTTGCGAGCCTTCGTCAAATAGCTGTGTATTTTTTGTGTGAAATAGTCGTTTGCCTTTTAGAGAAAGAAAGGTGCGATAGTCGCTAAGTCGTCCGACATCCCCAAAAATCAATAGTTGTCAAGACACCTGTCAATTCTAATCACAATCGCATTACCTCAAAATATTTAACCATCGTACTTATTATAATAGTCGCAGATAATTACTCAATCTTTTTAACTATTATTCTGCTTGAATAGTCGCATCATCCAATTAGGTTCGTTCTTCTCCAATTTAATTGCCGACAACTACAATCATATCATACCAACTAACTAGGATTATCCATTCGGTAAATACCTCAATACTTTTAGCTATCTAATAAGACTATCCGACTGGTCAGTCGCTTTCAATTTGTAATCAACCGCTCATACAGCTATGCAACATTTCTACATATTCAACCGACTACAAAATGAAGTCAATTCTCCATGTCTGGAATAGTCGCAGACCATCCACCAGCCCAAACCTCACGCCAGTTCTCGCCTACGGTCTGCTCTGCTGGCTAACGGTGTAGCTTTTGGAGATAGAGAGTTGTAGAGGGAAAGAACCTTTACAGGCGATTGAACTCTGGTTCGCTGTACTGCTGCTTCTCCTGTTCTCTGTCAATCCACATATCAGCAAAGGCTTTCCAGTTGGTGATAAACTTTCCGGTCTTGGTCATCCAACCTGTTCCCTCATAGTAGTTCATAAACCTGCTGGCAAGCCTGTTTTCGCATCCAGCATCTAAAAAATACTCGCTCACATCCTCGAAGTCCGGCGTGATGGCGTTCCCATCGGGCGGGTCGCCCGCTTTCTTAATAACTTTTTTTCTTTTCTTTTCTTCTATATTAAGGAGGTGAACGATTGTTCCCCTCACAGGTGAAGCATCGTTCCCCTCAGAGGTGAATGATTGTTCACCTCCCTTTTCGCTTTTTGACGATTCTTCCGGCACTTTGACGTATATCTTATCGGGCTTGTTCTTCCCTTCACGCTTGCGCTCGATCAGCCCCACCTCTTCCAGCTCTTTCAAAGACTTCTTGACCCATCGTTCCGTGAATCCAGTATCGGTAGCAAGGTCTTTGATGGGATACACGATGTATACTCGCCCTAGTTGATCAGCAAACTTTCCGCTTCTGCTTGCCCTCTGTGATGACCTTGCACGATTGAACAGGTAAACGTAAACAATTTTCTCTGTTGGGCTAACGTCAATGGTCGAGAGGAATCGAGGGTAGACCATGTACCCATTGACCTTTGTATCGGCTGTCATGTATTTCATTTTCTCCTCCTGCAATAGTCGTAGACCTCTATAATGCGCTCACAGCCACGTAGAGCAGTGCCAGAGCCGTTTTCTGTATTCAGTCGATAAGTTTGCCGTCTGACACTAAAAGCGCTTGTAGGGCTTCTGTGCGCGTATATGCAAAAGGCTGCCATTGCTGACAGCCATTCTGTTTTATGTCATGTAGTCCTCAAACCGTTTTACCGACTTGAAGATTATCTTGTTGTTGCACCATCTTTGCAAGTGCCGAATCTCTTTCGGTGCGGATGGCTTGTTGTAAATCATCACATAGGGGTCGTAACCCAGATCACGAAGTGTGTAGATGCGATACAGGTCTTGTTCCAACGTGCTGTTAAAGTTTGTTAGACAGTAAACCATGCCAATGTTTGACTTGCGCCGAAACCCCTTTGCAAAGTTCTCAAACCTGCCTTTCAAGTCATCATTAGGGTTATCCCACGCAAAATGTAACGTGCCAATACGCATCTTGTTAATGTCTTCAATGTCAGCCTGATTCAACAAGCGAATGTCCAGACCTTGCGTGAAGTCGATTTTGGCGTTGGTGTCAATGTACTGCTGCATAAGGTCACGCTTGTCTTTGCAAGCTGTGATGTTTGGGTCTAAAACTTTGATTTCGTCCTGACCACACCAAAAGTCGCTTACATCTGCCACTTTTACGGCACATCTTCCCTCTTTTGCTGCAACATGGCAGAAAGAGCATCCTCTTGGGCATCCCCGGCTTGTCATGCTGACTGCAAACTGGAACTGTGGGTAAATGCTGTAATCTGGAAAAGACTTTTCGATTTCATGCGGCAAATCAACGTCTTTCGATTTATCGAATATTTCTTTGCCGTCTACTGTGCGGATCGCGTATCCTGTGCCGCCTTTAATCACCTTGTCAGCGTTCAAGGGTTCCGGCACGTCAGGGCTGTATACATCCGAGAAAATCTTGCTCATGTACACGATGTCATAGTGGATAAAATCACTCCACCACCATTCAACATCATCCCCTTTTGCTTTGTGATAGCTTGAAATCCGCATCAATGCAAGGTTTGGGAAGTTGTGTCCGTCTACGTCAATCAATCCAATTTTCATATTATCAATCCATCCAAGTGTACTCTTGGAACCGTTGAATCTGCTTGTTAAACGTGATGGGAAGGTCGCCTATCTCACCTTCCTTGTTCTTGCTTAGCCGGAACAGGTACTTATCGGGGTTGTCGCCGGACAGAAGAATAATTGCATCAGCGTCCTGTTCGATCTGTCCGCTCTCTCGCAAGTCGGAGTTAGTAGGCGTTGCTCCGGGCTTAGATGGGTTTCGATTAAGCTGTGCCAGTGCCACCACGACAATGCCTGTGGTCTGTGCCAGCTCGTGTAAGGCAATGGATATGGCTGTAATGGCGGCATATCTGTCCTTTGCGCCTGTTTCGTGGATGAGTTGAAGATAGTCTACGAAGATGACTTGAGCCTTTTTACGGAGAGCCTGAGCCTTCATCCACGCCACGTTCTTTCCGGCAGCGGAGCGGATATACAAGGGCATCTTCATGTTTTTTGCCTGTCCCTCAATCTCATTCAAGCTGACCGCCTTATTTTTTACCGTGTCCAGAGGGCAGTATATTTGATTAGCCATCAGACGTGCACCCAGCTTGCGTTTGCTGGTTTCTAGGCTGAAATAGTACACGGTGTAGTTTTGCTTTGCCATGCTTGCTG